AGTGTCTTCTATTTGATCATAGGTCACAAACATATTGCGAACAAACTGAGAATGTCTGGCAAACTCTGTGTAGATTTCAAATCCGATTGAATATTTTGGATCTCTGATTGCAAACACATCTTGAAGATACACATTGTTTTTCTTCATAAACTTTACAAAAACATTTTTTAACTTAATGTATTGAGGCCAAGACATTCTGTTGTTTCTTGTCCAGTCAACTGTGTCCTCTGTAATCTCGTCAACAACGAATGATCTTGCATTCGGAGATCGACCTGTGTGTTCACCTGTGTAGGTCACAAGCACCCCGCTGTCTGTTAAAACACAGCCGTCTTCTTTTGAGGCTATTTCTAACAGTTCTACTGAATTTAAATTATCGTATATCATATCACCCTCCTGAGTTCGTCAATAAGAAAAAATTCATCATGATCAATAATTCTAGCATCATTCCGTCGATCAATAAATTCTTGTCTGGTTATTGATCCAATATCCTCGCAGCCATCAAGGTTGATGCGATAAACCTCAATGTCATACTTCAACATACACTTTATCATGTATCTTGTTTTTTTGTCGGCATCAGGGTCCAAGCCCAAATAAACGGGCACATCGTTCAGCACGATGGCTTGAAAAAGTTTTGAGTCCTCACGGAGAGTTGAGCCGAGCAACGGGATGGAATTGTCTCCTGCTATCATTGCATCAAATACTCCTTCGACAAGAGTAACAGGCTCATCCCAGTCTAAGTAGAGTTCATTAAATATAATGTCCCTACCACACGGAGGGTTTAAATATCTTTTTTTATGACCAACATAAGACCGAGCAATAAAATAGTTAACAAACCCATTGTTGTTGAACGATGGAACAACAATTCGTCCAGAATATCTTCCTTTGTCACAGTAACCTCCTTTCCATCTTAAAATGTCTGACTTTGTGACGCCTCTTGATAATAAGTAATCAAAGGCAATCTTTGAAGAACGAGGCAAGTGCTTGTTGCAAAGAGAAGTAAACTCTTCTGGTAAATCAATCGTTTGTTCCTGTACTTCGTCATTAAGTGCCGCAAACATTTTGTCGAACTCTGATAGGTCTAGGCGACCGTCAAGTTCCAACCACTTTTGCCGTTGCTCATATGTTCCAAACTTGCGAACAATCCGATATAGATTCTTGCCACGAGTATCACAGACCCAACATTTAAAATAACCTTTCTGAAAGTTAACAGAAAGCTTTTTCTTGTGATGGTCGCAGAATGGACAATGATACAAATGCTCATCGCCTCTACGATTGTAATAACCCAAGATATCCGATATTATTTTTCTTTTTTCAACCATAATGTCCTCGTCCTATAAGAACATAACATATGGAGGAGTTTTGTCAAGAGGTTTTTTGTTTTTTTGCTGCTCTTAATCTGTCTTCGATTTCCATCTCTGCATCAAATCTTAAGATACCACGATGTGAGAAGTTTGAATGACCTGCGTGTTGCTTGGCGATAAACTTTAAAGTCTCTATCGAAGTGTTTGGGTTGTGGATAATGTTCCTATGATAACTATCGTCCATGTCTGCGAGTTTGTCCAAGATCTCGGGAGGGGCTGCTTTATTCAAGGTCAAGGAATCTTGAGAGTCGTAATCATCCAGAAGGTCTCGCATGATTTCCACAGGGGTGTTGCTATTCTGCGCTATACGGTTGCGAAGATGGATTTTCTGCCAGCCTGGAAGGTTCAGCCAAGATCTGCTCTTAGAGGCTTGGTATATGGGAGTTAAGATCTCCGGGCTTGCTTCTTTGTCAGCCACTATCTTCTGGACATCGTCGAACTCCAATTCTGATATTAGTTCCTCTAAGGTCTTGTCGGTCAGTTGGTCATAGAGGGCCAAGAACTGGCCTTGGTTTTTTAGAAGAAGTTTTTTTAACTTTCTTTCAATCTCTATTGTTGGATCGACCTCTTCTTCTTCTTTGATGCCTCGGGCTTTCAAAGCCTCCCGAGAGAAGTGCCTAACATCTTTGTCTTCGTCGTTGGCTAGTCGCTTCAAGGTTCCGGTGGAAACATTTGGATTTGCACTTACAGAGAAACGGACACTGTCTTCGATATCATCAGCCATAGAATCCAGAATATCAGGATCCACGATAGGGTTCTTAGCCAACTTCATTCTGATTAGCTTGCCGATCTTCCATGAGCCATGCCCTGTGCGGTCTTTCTGTGATGATAGAAGTTCTTGCATGTGCTTGGGCAAGTTTGGATTGGTAACCAAGCGGGTCACAGCAATCGGTGCCTGCTTCGCTCGGTTTATCACAGCCTGCATGACTGCTTCATTGTCGGTAGTTTGAGCCAGTTTGTATAACTTACTGGGCACCAAGAAGTTCATAAAGAACTCGTATATCTCATTATCGGTGTCCTTGTCCGGATTAAGGTAAACATAACCTCCGCCATGCTCATCTGCACTATGGGCGGAGCCAGAATATCTTGACTTCTGGTTCTTGGCATTCGCACGATAAACTTTAAGCAATTCTTCAAACTCATCATACTTCTCCGCTATGAACATCTTGGTGAGCATCTTATAAATTGGATCTTCGAAATCCTCAAAAGAAACTTGGCCGGATAGACCGAGGTCATCAAGTTGATCGTATATCGCCATAAACTGGTTGAGTTCGCCGGTATTCAGCAGTTTGGTTAGTTTTCTCTTTACTTCGTCAGCAAAGCTTTCTTCCTCAGTTAGAAAGTCCCGCCATTCATTAATTAATTTTTTCATTTATAAAGGCTCCGTTTTGTCTGTAATTAGTCAAAACTTTGCTTATTTCTCTTGCGGTTGCTTCTACGGCTGGGACTACGACACTATTTCCAATCTGTTTATACGCCTGCGTCTTGGACACAGGAAAGCGAAAAATCTTTGGATCAAACCCTTGAAGTTGCATTGCTTCTTGAACTGTCAGTTTGCGAGGATTTTTGCCCTCCTTTTGTTCAATCAGTATCTCAGCACCGTCTTTGTGATATCGTGCGGATATTGTGCGAGTTTTTCCATCTTCTGGAATTGGGAAGGTGTGGAGACTGTATCCAAAGCCGTTACCTTTTGCTGCATGCCTTGCCTTGTGTGCTTGCAATGCTTTCCAAGTGCCGTCTCCCAAGGTATGGTCGAAAACAATTCTATTGAGAATGGTTCTCAATTTGGGATAGACATATCCTTGTTCGGGTTCGGTGGGGATAATGATTTGATCTCGGGTAATGTTAATTTGCTCCTTATCGTACCCGACAATAAAGATACGCTCTCTATGTTGGGGGACCCACTTGGACCCGTCAACAACCTTATAATTAAACTCATAGTTTAACTTTGTGAGAGCATTTGTGATGACCTTGAAGGTGTTACCTTTATCATGCGACTTCAGGTTCTTAACGTTTTCAAGAAAGAACGCCTTTGGTCTCTTAGTGTGGATCGTCTCTGCAACGTCAAAAAACAGAGTTCCTTTCGTTGTGTCCATGAAGCCATGAGCCTTGCCCATAGAGTTCTTCTTAGATACTCCGGCAATACTGAACGGCTGACATGGGAACCCGGCACACAACACTTCATGGGCTGGGATGTCATCTTTGTCTATTGAGCGGATATCCCCGTAGGGTATCTCACCAAAGTTCGCATGGTATGTGTGTCTTGCGAACTTATCATTGTCGCAAGAAAAGACACACTCCCCACCAACGTTCTGAAATGCAACTCTGAAGCCGCCAATACCAGCAAACAAATCAATAAATCTAAAGTCATTCATCTTCCACCCTGTTTAGTCCGGCGAGAGCAATAACCACAGCATCAGCCATATCGTCAGTACCTGGCTTAGGATTGCCATGCCTCGTATACTCCACCAAAAAATCGTTTGGATATTTGGCAGATACCCATTCAATGATTTTCTTTTTGGTGTCTTCGCCTCGTTTAACTTTGATTCCATTTATTGATCTTGCTCTATTAGCCGCAATAAGTGCGGGATTCTTATTTAGTAATTTCCGCACCATAAAGGAACACATTCCGTTAAATCTTTGCAATTTGCTCATGGTCATAGCAGTAGTCTTGCCACCAGAGAACATCATAAAGGGTTGTTCAATGTAGATTTCATTCACGTTGTAATTTGAATAATTGTTGATTATCTGCTCTAACTCTAAGCATCTATCTTCTAATGCTTTTTTAGAATCAAGCTTTATCACTTGACATTCAAGTAGGTTGGAATTGTAATCAATGATAGACAAACCAACCTTGCTTGTGCTAATATCTAAACCTAAAATAACTTTCATAATATAATATTATAACACGATACGCATCAAATGTCAAGTTTTATTTTAAATGTGTATTCTAAATCTTCAGTCTTTTTAACTGGTTTTGCGACGTTTGCAACCGCTATCATGTTGCCTTCATCATCGTATATGGCTATTTTTGACAAATATGTTGTCTTGTCAAACTTCTCTTCGGTGCCTGCGTATGAGGAAGATACAACGTTTTTGATGCTATATTCTTTTTCTTTAAATGTATATTCCTTGCCTACCCGATCTAAAAAGCCTTTGGCCTCAGAATATTTTTTGTATGTCGGGTTGTTAGAGTGGTTGAGATCACCTTTCTTAGCGTGGCAGAACATCGTCATTGTATTAACATAGTTGGTTCCTTCGAACTCTACACCAAAACTCGCTGACTTTATGGTGTGGTCAAATGTTATCCCGTCATTCAAACCTGCGCCGAAATACTTCCAAGAAGATAAGATAGCAGCACCAGAACTACCGGCATATTTGATACCAAGGGCCGGCCCTGTCTCAAGGTTCGCAGATCCTGTCAAGAGGATCACTCCCTCGTCATACATAACAAGACCAACAACTGAGCCTGTGCCGTTGGTGACCGTGCTTCCTGTTGTCTCAACTAGTTCACCGTTCTCCCCGGAGTCAGTGCACTCTCCGATCACTGAGCCTGTGGTGTAAAATTTAAGTTTAACTGAGCCTTTTCTGATTGTTGAGCCGTAGAAGATCTTTGGAACCATTATCATATTGATAGATTCTTTGGTCAGGTCCCGATTCATAAAGATAGAGTTGGCGCCATGGATGCCGGCATTTGAATCCACACCATACATTGAGTATGGATTATCACTTCCGGTTGGCCTAAACACAAAATGTTTACTTAGTGTTGTATACTTTCTCGCAGCATTGGCCAACGCCGATCCTGTTCTGTTGAAAGAAATCGTTGCACCATTTATCACAGTGGAGGTGGTGGTAGTTAGTTTGCGTGTCAGGCTGGCAGACATCGGATAGGAACCGGTGATTATTGAGCCAACCGCTGGTGGGTTGTAAGTCCCTAGGGCCAAGTTCCCGCTGACTGCGTGTTGATACATTGAAACATAGGGCTGTGCCAAATACTGCTTGAATGTCTCTTTGTCGCCTTGGTATTCAATAAAGGGATATGCTTTAGCGAACACACCAGTCTTATTGTTCGGATCATAAGTGTGAGCCGGCGTGTTTCTGTTTATGTTAATCTCATAAAGACTAACGTAGCCATTGGGCACATTACGAATGTTCTGTGTGTAGGATCCCGTTATGTTGGCGTGCTGATTGACAAAAATATTTGTATCATAAATAAAAAACTCATATTGAGGATAAGTTTTTATTCGATTTGTAAATTTATCATTTGGTCCAAATTTGTAATAAGACATACTTCATCTCAGTGCCCGAAAATTAATAGTCAAGTCTAGCGCGCAAGGTAAGTTCAGTTGAACTATCTTTCTTAAGAGGTTCTGAGAGTTTGCCCACAGCGAGCAGTTGGTTGTCGGCAGAATACAGACCAATCGTTGTAATATAAGAAATGGGCGGATCAGTGGAGTTGTCTTTGACATTGATCGTCGATCCACTCAGATATGTTGGGTTTGCACTGTAGTTGAACTCGTTGTGGTTTGCACGGCAGAAATAAATCGTTGAGTTAAGTTCGACAGTGTTGTTAAACTGGCAGTTGTACATTCTTGTACGAATAGCATCAGAGGATGAAGAAATCGCTGAACCTGTAAGCAGTGCTGTGAAATCGTCGGACTGATTGTTCATGATAGAATCAGAGGCAAGAATCCCGCCCTTACCAGCAGAAGTGAATATTGAACCACTCAAGATAGCAATACCTGCTTGGTAATAAAGAAGACCAACCTTGTATGACTGATTGGCTGCTAGAATATTTGTTCCTTCAGATGCTGTCGCATAAAGTATACCATACTCTCCAGCAGGTGAGTTGACAAAATAAGAATCAGAGCCGGATGCATCCGTTATCTTTACTCGTTCACCAAATACGCCACCGTCGTGGCCAAATGTGGCTGCTGTTCCGAGTTCAAGTTCAAAGCTTCCTTTTTTGATTTCGTCTTTGGTCAAAAGTCTAGCAAAAGACATAACGAAAATCTCTTCAACCTTGTCAGTGGTAGTGCCGAAGAAGTCTCCATCTTGGTCAAAGATCTGCACACTTCCTGTCTTGTCATATCCTACAAGAACTTGGGACAACTGGTTGTAGATGTTAATCTTTTTTGCATTCTGCATATTAGCAGAAGCCGATATATGAGATTGATTTGCATAACCAAACGTAAGATCAAATATGTGATTTGCAGAGGAACTTAGATAGGGATAATCATAAACGCTCTGAAACATGCCATGAGCGTAATTTTTGATATTTTCGTCATTGTACGTTCCGGATACGATAGATCCAGTAAGTGGTATTGCCTCGTGTAAAAGCGTTTTGGTTGAAGCGACATCATTAGATGTCAGTTGTTTAAATATACTAGCCATTGTTTTCCTCTTTTTAGTTTAACTTAACAAATCTAACTGGAATATCAACATTGTATCCTGTGGTTAATCCAGTTACTCTTACTGTTGTATCGATGATCTTAACATTATTTGCAGGGCTTGCGCCACCGTCATCTTGCATAGTTGCAGACATTCCGATCTTGTTAAATAAATAGTAGCTTGTCTTAAGATCCATCGAAGATCTGATCTTAAACTCTAAGAAAGAACTGATCGGCCCTTTGATTGGGGTGTTGTTAGAAGTTTGATTTGTGACAACCGGAGTTTTAATAAACAGAGGATCAGTGTTTTTGCTCAAGATATAAGAAGCAACATTGTCATCATCGATTGATGAAGGACTCAGGAATGTTTTTCCTGTCATGTCAACAATGTTTCCGAGCCTATTATCAATGTCGATCTGGAACTCTGTTTCGACCAAAGCGGGATCCATAATAGAAGTCACTGCTCCATTATTGTCAACACCTGCGTCGACTCTGATGTGGGTGCCACCTTCCAATGAGGCACCGAGCATAAAGCCAGAAACAGGTTCGCCGTAAGATGTTGCAACGGAGGTCGACAGACCTTTGTCTGAGTTGTCCTCTGTGTTGAGGTCAACAGCAACCATGAAAGACCCACTGGAGTGCATTTTGACAGAAGTGGAAGAAACCTCGTTCAAGCGCAAAATGGGAAGATACAAGAGGTCGTTCCTTGGAATAGTGATCAACTTGGTCTTCATTGTTGAAGTGTTGTTAGTAAACGCTTCCAAGATCGGTGTCTGGAGAATCTCTAGGTCTTGGAGCGCTGTGGCTGCGCCCTTATTGTATAAACCATAATCGATTTCTTCATCGCCTAAAGCGAATTTAACTATCTTAAAGGTACCATCACCTTTCGCTAATCTTCTTCGACCCTCATCAGTAAGGACCATGTCTAAAATAATATCACCACTATTGTCTTGAAAAGCCATTAAAAAACTCCTATTAATATCACAATAAATACTTTTTTAAAACAATTTTACTCCAATTTCTTTCTAAAAACGACATTAATGTCGACTTTTTTACCAGTATGCTTTGAAGTTACTCTTATTTTAAATTTCCTACCCCATATGCCATTTTGCAACTCGCCAAGTTCTATTGGGGAGGAATAATTATCCGCAGAGGCTTGCCCTTGTTCGTTTAAAAGATCTTGGTTCACATTAACTTGCAACGGATTTGGCATCAGTTTGATAAACCTTCTCATAGGAACTTGATATGTGTATTCCTTTTGTTCTTCAAACATGTACTCTCTGACCTCTATGTAAGTCTTCACAGACGTTTGGACCAATTCCACTTCATACATCATTGTAGGTGGGCTTGATTCTCCATGCCACGAAAGTGCTTTAAATAGATAATAATATTTTTTATTTGGAGAAATAAAATCTGTGTACTGTGCTGAGTTGGAATATTGCGGATTAATATACACTCCATCTCCTGCGGTTCCGACATACAAATGACTAACGTCTGTGAACGTGGTTGCTAGAAAGTTGTTTCCGAAATCACTTAGGCGCTCAGGTTCCGAGTCCACTCTGTATATCGCAAATCGGCCAGAGTTATTAACATATGAAGTCTTAATCTTGCCGTTGGTTGAATCTTGCGATAAATAATATTTTAGCAACAGTTGGTCATCAGTGTTGGAAATGGGCTGATATTCTTCTTCGGTCTCAAGAAAATTATGTGACAGGAATATCTTTAACTCATTAGGGTTGCCACTTTCATTAGAAAAGCGAACCTCGGGCACATTAGGTGGGATTCCAACCAATATTTCTGTCGAAGTCCTTAAAGGTATTTCTACGATTTTTATAGATGGGGATGAAACAACTGTGATCTCTGCTGCGAAGAGATTGTTCATAGTGTCGGCACCTTGGGGAGACACAACTTGATTATTCGCTGCTGTAACGAATCCGTTTTCTGATGTGTGCTTGAGGTCGGTATACCTATACTCGGTCCCCAAAACCACAGTCAGAGCGGATATTTTATATACGTACTTTGTGTCATATTTTATTTGGGTGTCAGATATTCTTAGAGTGTCACCAAAGATATAAAATGTTTGCTCTTGGGCATCTGTGGCTTCTGCATTTAGGAACTTTTCTATTTTAAATCCGATGGTCTCTCTGTAGCATGTCTTATAGTCCATCATGTCTTGCAAATTTCTAATTTTTGTCTTGCTGTTGCCCAGCAGCCAACCATAAAGCATCGAACTACGGAGAATGTTATCCATAGGACTCTCAGTTACACGCTCTTTTTCTGAGAGCATGTACAACTCATCTTCATTTTCTTGAAATATTTGACGGCCAGACTGGTTGAGCCACTCTATCATGTCTCTAACGATTATATTACTTGTATTGCCCATGTCGTCAACAAACTGTGCCGAGGCACCGGGTGTCCTTTTGATGAAACTAAACAGGTTTTTAACTTTTCCTAAGTCGGCAAGGTCATCAGATAAATCCAAATTGTTTGTCTCTTGCTTAATCTCTCCATCAAACAACAAACGATTTGGAGTTTTTTCGCTATCAAAGTTTTGATACAACCTGTCCAGTAAGAATATATTAGAATTTTTTCTCGCTACATTTCTAGAGTTTAGTACCACTTGCCTTGAATTTTGAACATACGAGTTGAAATAATTTTCAATCCATAAGTTGCCGCTTGGACTATGGAGAGGCATGGCCCCATTAAAACTCAGTAAGTCAGATAATGACGTAGACTGGTCATTGTATCTATAGTGCTGCATTGCGGAATAGTTTGGAAGCGACCGGGTGCTTATTTTCTGTGTTAACTCCTCGTACTTAAAGTATGAAGAGTTTTGAATCATAGAGGTTACCATGTGAGACTCTACAGTATCGACGTCCTCTCCCTCTTGGGGTGGCATATTGAAATCAAAAGTATGATCAGTTAGTGTAACAGAAGGTATTGTGTTGATCAAAAAGTTTTTCCATTCTCTTTGTGATCTCACGACCCCCTGATTACCGATCAGCATTATAGTTTGCTTTTGAGAGTAAAAATCATTATCATTTGACTCAACGGGAGATTCTGTTATAATTTCAGAATAAGACAAGTTGTTGCTCATCGTTGTGTTACTTGTCAACACAGACGCAGATAAAATTTTTGAATTTCCAATTGCTTTACGAAGGGTGTCCAAAGTATCAGAGTTTGGAGTGTCGACCAAAAGGCCATCGATGATTTTTATATTGCTCATTTTTAATATCCGGAAGTTGTAGGAGTGGAACTAGTGGCTTGTCTTGATTCTTGTCTTCTGCCGCTTGTTCTTTGGCGGGGCTCCGTCTCCTCTTGTTCGTCCTCTGTCGACAGTAAATCGACGGCTGATAGCGACTCCGCTGGTTGCTTGACTATGTTACTGTTGGAATACATGCTAATATATTGCTCTTTCATCATTAAGTACATGTTCGCCAGATCTTCTGGTGTATTTTCTGATATTTCTGCCATTACACTATATCTCCGTCAATAATAAATATTTCATTGTAATCTTTAATGTCATCTGGGTCATCGGACAAATCATAATAATCATTGATATATGGCTTGAGTCGGCATATTAATCTTTTGCTCCCTATGTTAAAAAGCGCTTCTTGATCTAGCAAAACCCATTTTGCATCCTCTAATGAGTTGAGACCTGATTTTAGCCCAAACTCCTTGAGGTACTCTACTTGTCTTATTTTTGTATAATTTAGTTCCGACGCTTGTCTTGTATTTGGATCCGCAAAAATATCGTAATCTCCAAAATTTGATTTGGTTGCGTTGGATTTGCTTAATAGGATAGATTTTATCTGCAATGGCAAGCGTCTTATTTCTTTGTTGCTCTTTGGTATTTGCTGAAATGTTTTGATGGAGGGTATTCGCCCTGATGATCTTCTCTTGTCACTTTGTATTGAGGCTAGGATATTTGTATTTTGAGCCTCATCGAACTCACTACTAGTATCTGTCTCGGACAACTGTTGCAACGTTCTGCCTAAAAACGGACTTGCGGTTCCAACATAGTCGGATGCCTTAACATACTTTTCATCCTTGTTTGATGTTTTGAACTGCATGGGGGCTCCGAACTTAAATCCTGACCGGAACGAACGGCTACGAAAAGATCTCTTTGGGCCCTTTGCTGCCTTGTTTGATCCCTTCTTGAGTTCCAAGCGGTTTGCAAAAGATATATCGAATGAACGGTCACTACCGTCTATCTTCAATCGCTCAGAACCTGCTTTGATTTCTGTTGGTGTTAAATAAGAGTATAAGTTATTTCTAACATCTCTAAGGCTTCTCTTGTCCTCTTCGGATATATCATTGATGCCAACATCTTTGCTTGGAATTGAATTGTAAAATTTATTAAATTCTGTCTCCCCTCTGCTAATAAAATCGCTACTTTTTATTTTTTGAATTCCTTTGTTCTGTTCATCAAAAAAACTATAGCCCATCTTGTCCATGTTGTCTGTGTTGATGGTTTTCTTAAAAGTCTTTTCTATTGTAAATATCTTTTTTCTATTAATAGAGTTCGCCGTAGATGCCCGAGAGTCGAAATTGCCCTCGTACAATTCTGAATCTGTGTAGTTGTACCTACGGAGAGCGCTTTCAAGGAGATCTTCCATGCTTCTAATGTTAGATGAAAGAGTTTCTTGGTTTGTTGTCCTTGGTGCCAAGCCGTTAATTAGTGAAACAATATTAACAGGATTCGTAGATATCAAAGCATAAACTTCTTTATAATAATACGCCCCAAGAATCCATGGCGCATTTGAAGAGTTGGTACTGATGCTGTCGCCGGTAAATCCGTAGGTTTCATCCATTAGGTCAATATAACTGTTTTTAAATTTGTTGTTTACAAAATCATAATTTTGTTCTCTTTCGGAATCTAGAAGTGTCTTTCTGTTCAACTCTATTGCGTCTTTAAAGGAACTAAATAGTTCTATCATGTAGTCGCTTATTCTATTGGTTATTGTTAGCTTCACTGTGTATGCGAACTCGCCGCCCTTAAGTCTTTTAATGTGTTCATCAGTAAACGATATCATTCTAACCCCGTTCAGCATTGTACTATCTATCTCTTGAATGCCGCCAGTGCGGATAGCCCCAGCCAACTGCTCTTGTGACAAATTTTCTAAATCTAAAAAACTTACATTTGGATTGCTTAGTGGAAGTTTGTTGATGTCAACGTTGACTGAGATCTTATTATCTATCACATACCTTTGGGAGTCTTGTAGTAAATCTCCTGGTGCGTTTTGGGTTATCGCAACTATTCTATCATTGTCGCCATACATTATCTCGTCTGGATCGACCAGTGTGTATAACTCATTAAATTTTTGATTATCAACCACAGAGTCTCTTACTAACTCCATCTTGCTAATATCAACGTAGTTGGTTAAATTTTCAAATGCGCTTGGCGCCACTTCATGAACTAAAGAACCTTCAAAGGTGTCATTAAATAAAATGTTTCTCACATCAAGCATAAAAACGCCGCCAACAGTTTCATCAATATCAAAAGTATAATATGGCTCTGAAACTGCTATGGGCAAGTCTTCTTGTTGTGTTATAGGACTCAAAGCTTGGTTGCCAGACTCTAGTTCTTCCTGCTCTATTATAGGACTCATTGCCTCGGCGAACGAAAAGAAAATCTTAGGATTTGCTATATCAACCTTTCTTAATGACCCATGGGGTAGATCTGTGTGTTCGGCTCCTTCCATCCACCCAGTTCCTTGATGGAAGTGAACAGGTCCGGGCCATATATCACCAGTGTTGTCATTGATAAAATAAGAAGTGGTCATCTGTGGTGCGCCATCTTTATAAACATATTCAGATCTGACATATCCAACGTAATTTTTTATAAAAGCAAAGTCGTAATCACCAGAGTTCAATTGACCCAGATCAACATACACAGAGGCATACAATACCACATCAGACAACAAGTGCCTAGAAATCTCAATCGATTCAACCTCAAAATAGTAGTCATAAACAGTAAAACCAAACCTGTCTTGGTGTGATTCTGGGGAGTGAAGCGACGACAAGGGTATCGTTCTGCGTATTATTCTGAATCCGGAATCAACGTTAACAGGGGCAATCATACCATCGTTGAGGTCTTTTATTAAATTTGTTCTGGCCTCATTCGTTTCACTATCGGACGAGGCTAGGTCGGATACGACGCAAAGCAAATCTATGTTGGCGTAGTCTTGAACCGATGTGTTTCTCCAGTATCCCCGCTCAGAATCGTTGGCTGAGTCTTTAACTGATACCTTTACTTTTAAAGTTATGCTGCTTTGGTTCTCGGTAACGTCTATATTTGAAATGTAAACATTCGGAAGAGTACCCGATCCTATTTCTTCAATGCCCATTAGTCACACCTCTCAATATCATCTGGTCCGACGCGTGTTCCGTAGATGTCAAACCTTTCAATGGTTTGATCGGGACACTCTATATCATCGTCTATGTAAATATTTTTATCCTTAGCCTTGAAGATATATTTGCACAAATCCTCTGGAGGGATGTCTTTGTCAATCATAATTGAAAAATAATAATCAACATATTGACTCTCTATGACTCCGTCAGATTCAGTATAGTGTTCTGGTGCGGTAGGGGATATCTCCTCTTCAATCAAAATATCATTGATTATTTTTGGGCCAACCTGTCTTCTGAACTTGAGCGGCTTGTGGACTGGTATGCGTCCGTCATCCTCCACTTCGTAAACCTCAATCATAAAATTCTCTTTATGGTCAAAAGAGTTAAATTCTTTGAAATGTATCAACGGATTTGTTGTTGTAACTTTGAAATACGTGCTGTCTGCGAATAAGTCTGAGTACTGGTCGGAATCGTCGTCTTCCAAACCATCGCCCACAGAAAACTCCCATGGGGGTTCCTCTCCAAATGATAGTTTTTCAACGCTAATGTTGTACTCTGGTTCAAAACTAATTTGTGGAATCTGCAAGGGCTGTGATATATATGCCTTTTGAGTATCCGCTGATTTAGAATCTATTGATCCCGTGTAGTAATGAGAGATCTCGGTTATTTCACCGGCTAGGGCATTAACGTGAATGGAGGGCGTTCTTTTGGTTGTGTAAGAGGACCTACCAAGTTTGTCAGGATATATGTCAAGCTTTCTTTCGTTGTTGGTCTTCCTCATGGATTCCAAATCAACATTTTCGCTTTCTAGTTTCTTGTAGTTGGTGTCGATACCATAACGAGCGGGAATCGTTTTCATTTTAGGAGTATCGTCCATTATCCTTTTGTTGGTGTCGTTTTGTTGCTCTATGAAGCCTCCGGCTTGGGAATCGTATATAATATCATCGTCAACAAAGCAATAATAAGAAGGATTAAGTTTTCCGATTGAAAGAAGGTATCTTCCATGTGGCGTTAACTTGACATCCAATACTTCTTCTTTTTTATTAAAAAACGTCATATTTATCTACCTTTTCGATTCTTACTCTTCTTTTTAACCGTAGACTTCTTCGATTTGCGCTCAAATGTGCTAGGTCTTTTTTCGCTCTGTTTTTTAGTTTTTGAAACCGGTTCGCTGTCTTCGCCAACTTCTGCAAGATCTACCTCCGCATCCAATCTAACTAGTTCCACGAGAGAAAAGAAATCATACGGCCAGTTGTATGTGACTCCGCTGGTGGAGCCCTCAACAATACTGGCTAACGTGCCTCCACGACCCGCTTGCGTTGAAAAATAATTCGTCTCGGCTTTCTGTTTAACTTTGAAAACCATCCACTGGATGTTGTCTGCGAGGTCTTTATCCAGTAACTCTTTTGATAAAAGTTCATGCTCTATTGAAGTTTCCGCCATATCTAAAGTTTCACCTATTTCAGGTGGAAGATTTTGCCACATATCTGATAGATCTAGTTTTGAAAGTTCATGCTTGAACTCAAAGATATACATGGAGAATGGCTCTATGTCGTCGCTGTTTAGGAAGTCCATTGAGGGAGGGAAGACATAGTCTTTCATTTTTCTTACCATATCAACGATACTATCTCCTGCCTTTGGGAGCGGAATTGGTGCCTCTACGCCTTGTGCGGATTGTATGACAGCCCTTGGGATCCTAAAGAATCTCTTCTCAGATTCCATCTCAACAAACGGCACTGCGACGACGGCTTCTTTGACAATTTTTCTATCTGCACACTCGCCCAGTCTTCTCGGTGTCTTATCAAATCCGCATAAGTCAGCCAAAGACAAGACAGGGTTGGTAATCCCATGATCAATCGATGGCCAAGGTTCCGGAATATCTGTAATCTCAAGAAAAACTCCTTCCGAATCATCCTGTGGTATTCTTCCGTACTGGTGCCACATTCCCCTAGGGGCTTGCTCATTGCCATAAGTACCTGAGGCTATTATTGAATAATCTCCACCCGTGCCGAATGTATTACTTGAGGCGCCTCCGGACAAGTAATTGAAGTTCAACATTGGACATTCCCATTTGGTTTGAATAATCCATCTGGAATTGTTTTGATCAACAGCATCTACGAAGACTTCTTCAACTTGTCTTGTATCTTCGTTGGTTACTAATTTTTTCTCAGCGGTAGCCCTAAAGTCAATAGACGCAGATAATTGCATTGCTGATCCGTTGATAGTGTGAAGTGCTATTGCACTACCGCCCCTTGGATTATAATAACGACTATATGAAGCAGTTAGGCTAGATATTATCTCATGCACAGAATATTTTTTGTTTTCATTTGGTTTAAAATACAGATCCAGCCAAGCATCACCATGATAATATGGCGGCGTGTAAGCCCAATTGTATCCTTTTGTGGAATCTAGTTCTATCAAGGAAGCAGGAAAGGCTGCGGCTGCGTAAGAAACATTTGGACCAAAAGCGGTGGGCCTAGAATACATTGTAAACGTTTCCTGTGTTTTACTTCCAGTCGTCTCGGAGTTTCTATCAAATGCTTGAGGAGAAGAAAATTTACGCACATTGCCAAGAGATCCTGTTGTTTCCCATGAGGCATTTGGACCGTTTAAAGACTTCTTCATCTTTATTCTCATGCCATAATACAAACCAGCAGAAAGGGCTGCTTGGCCTACTTTTCCAAAATTTGGATTACCTTGAGGAAATGACTCTATTTGAGTAACCTTCTGGTCTTGCAAAAAGAATTTGGGAACTTCGGCTAAGAAATTGTTTATCATTTTGATATATAAATTATTACCTTGGCCACTCCACAAGCATCGATACTTTCCTTGGCTTGCGCTTGGGTGGCACTCATTGTATGGCAAGTCTTTATTCGCCAGTTGGGTTGCTGGGTATGCTAGTGTTTCGAACCTTATTCTTTCGTTAAATAGGTCTTCTTCGTCAGTGATTCTAAAACAATGATAGTCCTCCACTGGCACTACTGTTGTGGATGAGACCGCATCTAAACTGGCTGTATTTGTATACATTGGATAATCACATGCGACGCCGGATTTAATAGAATTAAAAAGGATACCAGGGCCGAAAAGTGGCTGCAATATGGCCTGAGCGGCTGCTTTTTGGTTTGACCCCCAAGAGCCACCTTTGATAAAATCACCACCGCCGAAACCATTGACAAAGTCAAACAAAGTAAAGTTGCCGGCATATGAATCATAAAATTGCTGAGATATTTGTACTGTTCTTTGGGCGGGGTAAAATCCATCATATGGAAGAAATTTCTTAACTGCTTTGCATACAAGTTTTATTTTACTTGGCTTTATAAAATCTTTGTGGTCGTCTTTAATCAACTTAAAGTGTTTGAAAAAATCTGTGTTTGAATACGTTTTGTAGAAACTATCTTGGCTGCTGTCTTTTTTGCCAACAGAGTGCGCACCAGTGATTTCAAATATATCTAAATTATCATTAATCTCGGTCGACACTTCATAGTCAGCCACATGTTCGCTGATTCTAAACTCAGGTATCAATGTATACCCTTGGCCTTTTGTTCTCACGTTTTCGGCATAATAATCATATGAATTGTAAAATGGCTGCTTCGGGCGACTAATAAATGTTGAACTAGTGCCTTCAAAATACCCTGCCATCTCGCCGGCTTGCCATTTCGCTTGACCTTGGTAGATATTGTAGACTGGGATGAGAGAATCGGAGCCGGTCTCGTGAAGATGCATACCCTCCGGGGAACGAAGGGATGTTGTGGCTACTATGTCGTGCCTTCTAGAATAATAACAAGAAGCGGTATAGGCGGACAAGTTTACAATGCCTGAATATTTTTTATATTGCGAATATGCATTCTGCAAGATACCATTCCCGCCATCTAGGGACATGCCTTGTAATCTCATTTGAGCCAAGGATGTTGGCACTGCTCTTGTTTCCCAATCAACATCTGCATCTAAGGGCCATCGACTGGAGGTCCCGCACAACTCAGTAGAAAATTCAATTGCACGATCCTTCTGTCTGTCCGCTTGCACACTATTCCAAGAGAAATCAAAGTGCGTTCTGTTTCTTACCTCAGTTCTATAAATGTTGGTGTCACGAGGGTAGATCGTCTCTCGGTATTTCAAAAACTCAAATGCATCGATTGGGCTATCTATTGCCTCTAGTTGTCCATTGAGATAATAGCTTTTAATCAATGAATAGTTTTCATTCTCATCGCCTATCGGCAACGCCAGAATATTATTTAGTTCATCATTTGCCATCCACTCCGTAGCATTACCTAGTGAAGATACGGCTGAGAATCTTCGTATCACCGTCTCATTATTTATTTGGACTTGATTTCCAACATTCCAAAGCAACGGATGATACCTTGAGGACACGGGAGATTCGCGGAACAATTTAATGTTGCCATACCTTGGGAGCACACGTTGTGACATTCCGGATTCCAATTCCATGTTGATCTCACTTGGAATGTCCAAGATAGTTATGATACTGTTGTGATTTTGCTTTCTGGTCAATGGGTTCTGGCCAACTCGCAGTTGTCTCCAAGAAGAGTAGCCATATGGACCATTGCGACGTAGAAGGTATGGATTCAAGAATTCGACATCAGATGCAAATTGAAATGGTGCCCTATAGTTATTAACACTTCTGGAGAAAAAAGCATGGGGAAAGTATAATCCATTACCATATTGGAAAGTGCCAAAATGATTTTGAGTAACCAAGTATCTTTGTTGCTGGCCTGTAGTATACTCCAGTTTCCATTCTTGGCTGAGATATGTGTCGGCTGAAGCGGAGATATTCTGATTCGCTACATCCCATCCACACACTTCATACAAAAATGTATTTAATCCTACAAAATCTACTGGTTGTGCCATTTTATACTCCTGTTATATCCGAGGCTGACGGGAAAGTGATTGCGGGTATATACCCAGCAGATGAACTGATTTCTCCGCTTGCAGGCACATATCCATAAAGTTGCTGGCCTATTTCCCAATTTGACCCGCTGATTGCGGCGTTAATCCATGAATATTGATATGCTGACCTTGGTATGGCATGTGTGACATAACTATTATCACGACTACTGCCTGTCACTACGGTATCGCCAGAATATTCCATTCTTCTTATTCGGTTTCTATTAATCTTGTGGAAAGATCCAACATCAGAGTAAGTCCCAGCAAGGGTTGTTCCATATGTTGAGTCAATGCCAAACTGGCCGCAGTGAGTTTTAAGCAATGTCTGTAGGCCTCGGCGATTGCCCAAGTGGTCATTAACTCTTATGACGCCGGCTTCTCCGGAGCCTGAGCCTCGCACTGTCAGGTTCCTAAATGGAAGCGCATTGTGGACGGACAACTCTTTAGCATATGTATCCAAGTATCCACTCTCTGTCTCAAATCCACCAGGTGCGGAGAACTTAGAAACAATGACTGTGTGGTTAAAACTATTGTCCTCAAGGTCAATAACAGGTGCCGTGAAAATATTATCAGCAGGATCAATTGCGGTTATACCCCCAGCAGGCGATACGCCATTTGTGAGCCATGTGGAGACTATACCATCTCTGAATATGGGCTCGGTGCTGATTGACAAAGTTTCGTTGAAACCTTCGCTCATGGCAGGAGCCGTAAGTACAAAACTAGCACTTGGTGAGTACTCTATACCAGATACAAAAGAAAATATATCAGTATTGCTAGCGGTGAGGTTGTTTTGTCCTGTGCCGCTGTCTTTCAACAGAGCAAGTGAATCTCCGGCTACGTCACCAAATCTCCACCAGCCGATAGGATCAGGGGACCCTAATTGGGTTTCTGAGAATATGTCGAAAGCGTATCCATAGTTATATAACCTGTTGACTCTGGCGGAAGACAACACTCTCTCAAAATAAACCATCTCATCGACTGAGCCTGAGAATGCGTTTTGGGAGAGGGTGCCTTTGTTGAAAAACTTAAACGTAGAGTCTACTGGTATTGCGAAGCCAGCCGGGGCACCATTCGTTGTGCTCACGCTTTGAGAAACACCATTGATATATAGTGTTGCTGCTGCATGGCTAATATCCTCGGTGTTAAAACTCAAAGCCAAGTGGGTCCAAGATCCAGTATACGTATTATGAAAATTGTTCCAATACCAAGTTGTGGCACTCACTGAGCCGCCATCTTCATATTTTCTAGAAAATACTAATCTTTTGTTTGTGTTCTCGTAACGAAGTAAACAAGCATCAACACTGCCGGTGTTATCTCCTTCAAAAATGGTCCTTTGGTTCCCATCTGATGCGGCGGCTGGCTCAAGGTAGAAGTATAACCCATAAGTAAAAGAGCCAGTCAACTTGTTATCAGTTATACTGTATCTCCTACCAGCAGTGGGAGAAATCTTGAGTGCGCTTCCTGTGAAACTATGGTCTGTGTAAGTGACATTATAGCCGCTGTTAGCCTCAATCGCACCGGATAGATTATTCCAATACGCTACGTTGCTTGAACCAGTCAACACAGCAATGTTATCGCCCGAGGTTGAGCCGTCATAATCAACTTCGTATACTAGTGAGCCAATGGTCAACTTCGACTCTCCGGCCAAGCCGTCAACAGTGAATTCTCTAGCGTATGCTGTAAAGGATCCAACTGCGAATGCTCCGGCCACGCCAGCATAGTCATGCTGGCGGTTGTTGTCGAATGTCCCAAAAAGGTTACCTTGTGACAGAGCAGCCTGTCCAACCAAACTATATGGATGAGTTGTTAAAGGTAAAGATGTTGCAAATGTAGTAGGCAAATATGTATTGAGTTCGGAAGCATCTACCTCGTTATGTGCTCTAAGGCCCATATTATTAACAGTTCTACCAACAGTTTGAACAACCTCATAGTTATGCCTAAAGTTCCCGGCAAGTGCCGAACTTGTATTATATTGGATGTTTGCAATGTTTACTGGGCGTTTTATTTGCACATTTCTAAAGTAGTGAGCCTTTAACTTAGCGGAGTTAGGGGCGGTGCCTCCATAATCTGCTGCTACTAGACCAACTGCGCCGTCACCACCGTCTTCTGCTAAGAGAATACCATAAGCCTCTGGTCGGTTGGATTGGTCGTCTGTTTGAGAAAACCTAACAACAGTAGACTCATTGGTTCCCTGCGAGAAGTCTGATTTGCTATAAGTTGAGCCAGTTGCTGCTGAGACGGTTATTGTTGTATTGCCGGCAGTACCGGTCTCTTCCTGCTCTAAACTAAATATTATCTGTCTTCCGTCATTAGTGGGCGTCGCTGTGGTGTCCAACATTAATTCTATAGCCCCAACGACATTGTCAGAAGTTAGATTCTGGTTTCCAGTATCAAAAACTACCTGCTTGTTTCCCGGAGTGACACTCCCATTGCTATCAAATTCAAATGTTTGGAGTGTTGTTCCGTCACTTATTCTGAATGTATCGCCGTCCTGTACGAGGGTGAAGTCCACAATGGCAAAAGTACCAGTGGCTTTTTTCCCATATACAACTTGATGCCATGGGGCTTGGGTTGTTGCAGCAGAGTCAAAGCGATTGACCCTTACGTGTCTTGCTTGAAGACCTCCGACCCAAGCCTCAGTGAACGGACCTTGCATTCCGATCTCATTTGTTGTGGTGTATGTATCAGAATGTATATTTGCAAATACAGCCTTAGACTTGAAGTATTCGACAACCTGTTTGTTGTATCCGGTTGATATCGATCCGGACATAATATTGAATGGCCACTTTTGTTCTGCTATTAGCCTACCTCTGTAGCCATTGTCATTGACTGCACCGTTAATAACTTCTGCTGACCATTTTAGTTTTTGCGCTTCTCCTTCGCTGTCTAGGCAATCATCAAAAGGTCTTGTTCCATCAGTGTTTCCTAAACTGCTTGTCCCGAGGCCAATGGCCATGACATTTTGAGGCACACCAGTTGTGGTCCCTATTTTCCCTAATGGATGTGTATAGTGGCGATAGAACATTCTATCTTTAACTTTTGAGTAGTTTGTGCCGCCGTGCAAATCATCACCAAAATCTAATGATGTGCGATATGGACGTGACAGACGACGCAATGCATATGTTGAACCTTCGTATATCAAGTCTTCGGTTGTTCGTAAGTTAGGACCGGCTATATTGTTATTGTTAACAATGACTTGTCTTATCGGTTGACGATCAGAGTTGCCTTCTTTCCTTTCTTTGTGCCAAAGACAACTTTTATTCTCAGCGCTGTCGGCTGGGGCGTGTCCAAACTGCCAACTGTAGTTCAGTTCTTCGGAAGACCTTATGGACCCTTCGGTGGCACCTTTCTTGGCAAGTTGAGGAAACTTGTTTTGGTACTTGTTTCTTTCTAAAATGTGGCTTTCAATCGTGTTTCTGATTCCCTCGGAGAACCGAGCAGATGCAGGATATAGTTGCTCAATGGCCGTGGAGATTGATGAATCGATCCATTTGTAGAAGTTTGTGAACCTTTCAAAATCAGGCTCATTCTCAACTTTCTCAAAAAATAACTCTCGTAGTGCGTCGATCTCCTTGTAGCCTTGGCGGTAACCATATACCGGTTCTCCGACAAGATTATTAAAGTCAACGATTGTTGCAAACATCTTCAACATTTCTTCGGATATTGTTGCGTACATACTCTTCTCAAAAGAGTAAAAGTTGTCCGTAACGTCTGGGTCTTGGAAGAAGTTTTCTGTTTGATTTGTCTCAACAGTTGTCATATCCGAAGAGTATACAACCTCGGGGAGCCTTTGCTTGGCGCCATAAACAAAATTCTTGTCTACAACTTTACTATAACTGGCTGGGAATCCTGCTCCTCTGGCTGGGTGCTTAAAGCTAATTACATTACCCATCCATGGCCCATATCTACCAGTCATTGTCGCCGATCCTGATGATGCATCGACTACTGAGAAGTCTCCAGATCCATCGGAGCCTGTTATCAAACCGAAGTTCCAATTTAACAGAAGTGTTTCAATTTGCGGAACTTGGATGGAAGGGTTAGTTGTCAGGGTGCCATCTCCGTCCAGATCTTGAAAAAGATTGTCCATCCTGTAAGGTCGCTTGATACCAACATTGCTTGGGTCATAGGCGTGCGATCTTATTGTCTCATTGTCCAGATAACTTTGCCACCAGCGGACTGATGATATTTTAATGTCCGATCTGTCCAACACTGATCCGGTGAAGTTTGTCAAGTGAGCGCCGGCGTACAGCCTTTTGGCATCAGTGACGTTTTGCGAATTGACAAGCGATGACGATAAAGAAAATTCATTAATGACAACATTGCCAACAGCGTTGACTCCATAGAACTCTAAAGTTCTGCTTGGGGTGCCGCTTAAATGCCCATCATTAAGAGGGTGTGTGTCATCCTTAATCCTTACTGCTATATTCCATTTGGAGTTGTCGTATATGTTAGAATAGTGGTCGCTTCTCAACGTCCGATTAGATCCGCCGGCAAACCACTTGATTAAGAAACGACCCCCTGTGGATTCGACTTCATCTCTGACAAAATAAACTTGGGCCCCGAAATCTGGTGACAGCCAAGTCGGATCAGTCGATGTGTCGACGCTGTGGTATCCGAAAAGGGACGAGGTTACAAAAGGAGTTTCGAAATATCCTTTGTCACTTTTTTGAAGTTTTTTTGGAAAAATAACCTCGGCTTCACATGTGAAAGATGAAGAGATGATCGCAGAGGTCGTAGAGTTTCCGATATATGACTTTGTGTTGGCATCTGCTAATGATGATGTTAGATAAACAGTGGCGGAAAAAGATCCGGTATTGTTAAAATCGATGTATCTTTTCTCTATCGATGTGTTTTCATATGTGTCTTTGAATGTAAATGTAGAATCGTTGGCATATAAGTTAAGTTTTATAAGTTCCGAGTCGATACCAAAGCACCTAAACAGATTTCTAAATGACTTTTCTGTTCCTTTTGATTTATATATCGAAGTAAGATTGTTATAAATGTTGTGATATATTAACTTCTTAACCTCATCGATGCTTTTTTCAAACAATCTACTTTCATTTTTTTGAAGTATCTTTTCAATGATGTCTGAATCAACGAACAGTTCTGGGACCACAAAGCCGCGATTTCTTAGATTTCTATCTATAAATGGCAGCGCTTTATAACTTGAACTAACATAGTTTTCATCGTGAATAAACGCACTGGCTGAGATCTGGGCGTGTAGTGTATCAAAGTAACTCGCCATTATTTGCGATAACTTTTTAACTGACTCTCCGGAGAATGTATCTTCTTCAGTCACCCAAGAGGGCATCAGATTGTAGAACATTGAAGTGTTATCTAAATCATACTGAGAGCCGGAAGTTTTAAGTTCTGACAAAATGGAAGATACATCTGGATGGGAGGAGTATATGATCGGCTCTGCAAACTCAACTAAAGCTTTGCCGGACAACACCATAGCAGAGCCTGTGTTTCTCGCCGCAGCCACATATCCGGTCCATGCTCCATTAGCAATGCGGCCCGAATAATCCAAAACAGTTGAATCTGTGGCAGAAACGCCAGTAATCCCTTCATTAAACTTAAAGTAAACCCCTAGGTCTGCTGTGTCGTCATAGGTGACATCATTCATGCCGCCGCCGAGAGTAATGAAAAAATTGTTTTTAATCTGTCTTGCTTCTCTTTCGACCTTCCAGTACCTAAATTCATCTAGGGACCCGGACAATTTTCCGGAACCGGTCACATAAGTCCCGACATCTTTGACATCATGAATCAAGCCACCCAACAGTGCATTATTAGCGCCGGTGACGCCTCGGATATTAGTTATCGTAGTGCTGCTTAATTGTTGGGTGTAGTTTAGATCGCCATCGACATAAAACTTAATGGTTGGGTCAGCGGCATTTTTTATAGTGACGGCGTAGTGGTGCCAGTTGCCATCAAAAACATCAGCCGCAGTTAAAGTGGTAGAAAGCGCCTGATCGTACACTCCGGAAGAGCCGGACTGTAGGGTTATGGAAAATGGATTGGTGGCACCGCTAAGGGCTATAGAGAGTCGACCATACGCCGAGGAGCCAGTGGATTCTTGATTCCATAAATCAAAGATAAACTGTTTATTGTTTGCACTAAGATATGAGTTGCCGTCTTTTTTCAACCAAAACTCAATTGTACTCCCGGAAACACCGGTGTATTCTAAAGCGGAGGCTCTTCTTGTCTTGACATCATAAACATTTGAGCCCGTAAAGGTCATAGATAATTTTGAACTTAACATCCCTCCAGAGGCAGTGTGGGGTCCCCCTTGAAAATGAATATACTCTTTAACAACAGGGGTTGAAATATTATTTGAAATAATTCCATCGTTGGCTAGACCTTGTGTACCAAGGACAATATATCCAGTACTACGGGGATAAACATTCTCAAAAATATATTTATCAAAATATGAAGACGAGAGTTCAAACTCAAGTTTCTCCTCTCTTGTTCCATCATAAGGGTATTGCTGATATATTCTTTTGATGGCGGAATCATAATACAGTTCCGCAGAGCCATAGCGAGCAAAGTTGCTGGCTGTTGCATAATCAACGTGTGGGATAAAGCGATCAAATTCATCTTGCTTGGCTTTGATGTAGTCTATAGACTCCACGTCTTGGGTGCCAGTAAGAAATGAATCTGCGCTTAAAGTTTCGCTATTCGGCTTTGAATTATCAAATAAATCTTTGATGCTCATATATCACTCTATTACTCTAAACTTGAAACTGTAGGGCTGTTCATAGTATGTGCTAGTATTCTCGTCTTTGAAAGAATACTGTAGTTTGTAAAGATAACCTGGTTCGAAGAGACCCATGTCCAAATGGAAATAATTGCCCGACACATCATATGACAACCCAGTGTGAACTAAACTACCTGTACCGTATGATATGACCTCTAAATTATCCACAACTCTGAGAACTCTGTACGATGCACTTGGGATCAAATGAGCAGGCACTGCATTGTTTGCGACATTGTAAATATTTGGACTCCAATTTTTCTGCCTTACAAACAATCTCAACTTTGCGGTTTCTTGGCTGTAGTATTGTTTTTGCAGATTTGGCATAGATAGAACATATCTGATGCCAGTGGTGTAACCTTTTGATGCTTGCACATTTGTGTCTATAGCGCCGGAGAAATACTGAGTATCGCCTGATTGCCAGACATCGAAGATGTTGGTCAAGTCAGAAGTGCCAGTGAGTGCAAATGAAGCAGAATATATTCCTGTCTCTACATATCCTCCGGTGATGAAAGTCGGATTTGCGGCTTGGACGTGTGTACCATCTCCAACCAAAGTTAAAGGTTGACCTGACGGACCTTGATTGTCCCAAGTTCCTGAGTGAATTTGAACATATATGAACCCGGTGTCAACACCTGGAATATTACGTAAAGTCCCACGGACATAGTTGTATAGATAAATTGTATTTAAGTTGTCATACGATGGAGCAAGAGAACTACTAAAATAAAACGATCCACGATCATCTTGTCTAACTGAGTTCCATCTTGCTTCTATGTGCGGCCTTTTAAAATAGAACTCAGAGTGTCTAGAGAAAAACTTCTTAGTAAAATACGATTTTGTAGCCCCATCTGGGTTCAACGAACTGGAGCCTTCATAAGCATCATTTAACCTTATACCCACACCGTAGTTTGTCTTGCTCCCCAAAACGTTACCAGAACTATTTATCCACTGCTCAACCAACTCAGTGATGTCAACTTCCATGTCTTCCGTTCCAAGGACAAATGATGCCGTAAAAGAAGAACTTGCATCTGTGAAGTAGTCTCCACCCTCTGTGGTCCAAGTGGTGACTGTGCCGTTTGTATAGTTTGCGTTCACCCAGTTTGAACCTATTCCATCATAGGTTAGATCACTATAGTCATCTAAATCTAAGCCATCGCCCTCTTGCCATGATTTTGATACTGCCGATACAATCAACTCAAAATCACTTGGTGTCTGTTGTCCATGTGCTGCATTGGACATTTTAAGATAAAAGTTTACACTTCCAGAGGCAGGAATGACGTTGTTCGTTCTGTCATCGCTTATGTTACTAATCGGAAACTGGACGAGCAGTCTTTGATTTTCCACAGAAGCCGAAGAGGCTTGTGCAAAAATCGAAAATGTTTCTAAAATATCAGACTTGCCCATGTTTGAACCAGTGCCTCTTGTAGTCAAGTTTGGTTCAAAGGCGTTTGTTATTGTGTTGTCTGAGTTTGCTATGTATCTTTTGATAGCCATTACTGTACTGAGCCTCTTATATCTTTGTTGGGAAATTTGATTTCAAATACTACATTCTTGGGCGCCTTAAGAAATGAGCCATCAGCAGAATATAAATCATCAATATCTACATTAACAGCAGAATAATTGTTAGTGTTTTTGATACTAAATGTTATTTTTTTAGTATCTATGACACCGGGAACCTTATTGATTATTTGAAAAAGTCTAGAGATATACAGTGGCTCTCCAATGTACATCTTCTCGTTCAAAAAATCATTTTGTATTTTTCTACGCACTGCTGAAAGAACTCCGAACTTATCAAACGACGGATCGACGGTGATGGTGTAGTCCATTCCTAAGTTAATAATCTTAACATCTGTGATCTCAATCGAATCGTTTAACATTCTATTTTTGTTGAGCCAAACTTTTAAATTGTTTTTCATCGTATCATTTGCTAAAGTAAGATTACCATCAGAATCAACAGAGACTACATATAGGCTGAGTTTTCTACTCGCAGAACTGGGGTCGTTAACAACAGATGCTCTCTTAATAGACCCAAAGTTTCTGGGCATTAAGTAGCACATAGCTTCGTAATCATTCTTTGTAACCGCTCTAGATTGTGCTGCATGTATTCCTGCTGCTCTGATTTTCATTTCCGCTGTACTGGGCACCAAGGTTTCGGCGGTTATGATTTCTTCATTGGTTATCTCCAAGGAAGCAAGAACATCGTTTCTAATCGATGGACTCAGTCCAGTGGAGATAAAATTGGTTTTCGCATTTAATACTCTGTTTAACTGATCTACAGCCACGCCAACCACTGATGATTGGTTTCTGCCGTATATTATTTTAAGAGTGGTGTCCGATGGTGATATACCCATTTTGTTGGTGTTCAACAAACTATTTGGATCAAAAGACCTATCCGTTATATAATTCTTGCCCTCCATCTTAAGGGCAACTGACGATGGGTCGACGACGTTAGTCAAAGACTGCTCGGAGTCAGAGCCGAAACCAAACTGCAAATATGTGCCTGATCTGTCTTGACTTACTGTGAAACGTCTAGGTACTTTGAATGGCTTCATTATCGATTTAACACCATCTGTCTTTACATTTTCATTGATAACTTCAACATACACCACATCTTGCGCTAGATTGTCCACTTGAAAGTATGGGTGACCTTCGGTATCTCTTACTGACTTAATCTCATTGATCAAGTTGTCTCCAACGTATATTCTTCGGTTTCTCTCATAATTACCAACCTCTATCTCCTTAACGAAATAGTTTCCAGATCTGACTTGCCCGTGGGCTCGGATGGCATAGTGAGTTGGCTTACCAGTTGCATCATCAAATCTAGCAGCAACCGTTTCATTTTTTGAATTTGAAAAGTCTATATCTTCTGTCAAAGTAAATATTTCACCAGCAGTTGTGGAAAACCTAGATCCATTTAGCAGCGATGGTACATAGTTTATGTCAGGACCTAAGCCTGTCGCAGCAGCCGGGATCAAAATATAGAACGTTGCTGTTCCAAATGCTGCTGGGGCGCCAACAAAGTTGTAACCCATCCGAGATGACAATCTTCTGATATTGTCGTACTCAATCGCAGTTTCTAGATAACTTTCATTAACTTGATAATCTAAATAAAAAGACATCACATCGCCGACATAAGCAACTGCGTCTAACATCATTGAACCGAAAGACGACTCATTAAAGTCATTGTAGTTTTCTGGGTAGTATCGCTTGGCGTGATCTACTAAATCTCTTTTAATACTTTGAAAATCTCTACTAGTATATTTAATAGGTGTTTTTTTGGACATTATAAGTGGTACCTTTAGAATATAACGTTGGTTTGGGCCGCAACGAAGCCAGATATTTTAACTTCTGCTACGTCTCTTATCCCTAAACTTGGAACGAAGTAATTAATCGATATAGTGAGTGAATTTTTATCCTGGTCCGCATTTACAAATATTTGTCTGATATCAATATACGACAAGTAAGTCTCAATTTGGTCTTCTATCTCAGTTTCCATATCTGCTGCTGTACCATCTGTGAGTGGTTCAAATAAATATCTTTTGAGACCGACGCCATAGTTCGGATCAGCAATTCTTTCACCTGGAGAGGTTAGTAGCAAATTCTTTAAATGAAACTTTATTGTTTGTTGAATATCAGTGTGCATTTGATATCCATTGATATTATCTCTTTTTAAAGGAAAAACAGGAGAATAATTCATAGATATTACCTCATAATAAATATTAACTTTTAAATAAATCCATGAAAGGATTTGCACATTCTGCGGAAGGCTTGTCCGATAGTTTTCTTAATTGCCACCAAGTCAATGCTTGAGGAACTACGTTACTAAACGGATTGAACTGGTCAAAGAAATCCCTTAATGTTAGATCTAGGTTGTCGTCTGGGTTGAAGTCATTGCTGTTATAAAAGTTGGCAAACAACCTTCTGCATGTCTTTTTTGTCTTTCTAAATATGGCACGATTCCAACCTGAGAGACCTTCTGGATCTTTTGGAGTAAAGAACCCGTCATCCTTTTCTCTTTCTGCTTCGTCTTCGCCAAGAGCCGGCAAGAACGACAAGGAAATAAAACTTGCGATAAAACTGCTATATGTCCGCAAGGGCACAAACCTATCAAAAAACATTTGATAGTTTGGATCTAATACAAGCTTGTCCATCATACACTCTAAATCATAAGGGTCAGTCTCACTATCTTTCCAATCAAAGTTTGATAGTTTGTCATCTACTAGGTCAATCTCGGCGGAAGCAATCGTAAATATATATTGCGTACTAGGATCTCCCACTGCCTTGACATTTAGCGATTTCTCTCTCATTGCCACAGAGGATTTGACCTTGCCGCCTCGGAAGCCTGATGGTGGCACGAAGGAAACCCTTATGCCGTATTTTATACCGGTTGAACCCGCTACAGATTTTGGCTCTAGGTCATATCTATCAATCAGTTCTTGGGGCACAGAAGCGCCATCGAACATTATGTTGTTCTCTGGGTTTTTCAAAAGTGATTTGATTTGGCGGCCAGTCAAGTCGTCAACGCCTACTATGATTCTTAGCATATCCTCATAGGCTATTCCATACTCTTTAAGATTTTTCACTTTCGCTTCGTATACAAACCTTAGATCGCCAAAACAGTCTGAGTATTTGGTATTGGCCGATGGGTTGTTTTGCACAAATCTTCTAAAATCTTTAAGATTTACAACACCATAGAGATTGTCTGGGCGTGACTGAATGAATCCGGGCACATCGGATTGATCTTCTTTGTCGACTAATCTCAGATATTTCTCCACCACAAACAAGCCAGATTCGGCTAAGATCAACGGATCATACCCGCCGGAGTCTAGAGGGCTATCTATCTTTGGGTCAGAGATAACATGTGGAATGTTTCCTGGGTCGGCTTCGGCGTCCATGGATTTATCCATTACATATTGGGTCGTCCCAACCTTTAGTGTAGATCCTATCGAATAATCAGAAAGTCCGAACATATATTTCTGAATGTTGTTGATTGGGCTCCGGGGCTTCATTCGATCATTGAACTGTTCAAATATAATAGATGCTTCATTTTTCAACAGTTCTTTTAAAACTTCAATACATTGGTTTTCAACAACCCTAATGGTTAATATCTTTGTTGCAAAACGGAGCATGGGCATCATTCTAAAGTATGACTTAACTCTAAATTTAGTCTCGTCTGTTGATTCAAATATAAGGTCGCCAAATGCTTGATACCCTATTGAATAAGAATAAAAGTCTCCACGTCCAATATCATCAACAGTCAAAACGCGACCTGGTAGATTGAATGTATTTCTGTCTTTTAATATATTGTAATCGTCTCTGTCTTCCGGCCAATAATACTTTTCTTGGGCGGTTCTGATCTTTCTTAAAACCTCGGTCAATCTATCATTGGGCTGAAATTCACCGGCATCCACCCCTCTGCTATATATCTGAACACATTGTTCCAAAAACAATAGCCAATAATTGTATTCTTTAATTTTTGTAAATGCTCCAATCCATGGGGACTCCTCTATCATTGAGTTCTTCATTTGGTTTGCAACCAACTCATAAAAGCAGTCATCATAATTTTGCGGAGTTAGAGACAGACTAGCAAAAGCAGGTATTCCTGTCATGAACTGCTGTATCAAGAAGGTTCTATTTAAAACGCTAACAATGCCTTGTATGTTACTGTGAGTAGTACTGCTAACAATGTGGTCAAAGGGGACTTCTCTAGCGCATACCCTTTCCATGTCAAGCCTATCGTCATATGGAATACTCGCAGCAACTTCGGCCACTTTGCTCTTGATCTGTTCAATGTCCAGCAGATCAACTTCTTTATCGCATGTCTGCGGTTTTGGTATCAAAGTGTCAACAAGTCCAAGCCAGCCATTGCGCTCTGGTGGTTCGACATAAAACTTTGGATTACTATATCTACCTCCGTAGGTCTCAGGATTTAAGATCTTGACCCTTGGGCTTTCTTTTTTCATTTTGCCAAGGACTGCTTCTTCTTCGTCGTAGTTATACTCTTCTCCATCGGGGCCAACATACTCAAAGTACTCTGGGTCTGCATTGACTTCATCGTACTCATACCCAAATAGAAATCCAGTTGACATGTCTCTTGGGTTAGTAGATGTTGGGTCTGATCCTGGCTTGGTTAGTAGATAATCTTTCATCAAGTTCAACGTATGGGTGTTGATTTTATTGTACATGCTATCGTTGCTTAACTTTGTATACCCCTCTGAGTCTTTCCATTTGTTATCAACGTATTTTCTAAACAAATATGCTATGTACGTACTGTTGCCAGTCGGTGACCAATCAGAGTCCCCTTCAATCTCTGATATCATGTTTTGTTCTTCCGGAGTTGGAGGGCGTTCAACAACATACTCTGCTATGGTTTCTTTTGTCTTTCCTGTGCCAATCGTCGTATTGTTTTTGAAAGACACAAAATAATTAAGATTTTTCTTTAACTCTGAGCCCGAGGCCACACCGTTTGCAAAGGTTCCAATAACCTTAAAGTCTGCGTCCACTGATATGTTCATTGTGAGGTCGATTTCTCCACCAGAGGCATACTCTAATTTAAAGTCTGGCTTCTTTCTTGCTCTTATAACCTTTTTGAGATTGAGATTAGGCACACCATCGAAGAATTTAACCTCGGGAGTGTACGTTTTTCTACTCTGTATGTCAGTAGTTCCCGCAAAATCTAAAGTTTGGCTGATCATTTGATTTCTCAGGTCGACACATACAGTCTCTGGGAACATTCCCCGAGGATCAACAATTGATGGAAATATTTGATCATCTTGGGCCGCAGCATAATCTTCGATAGAATTTGTATAAAATCTTCCTGTCAGAAAGTTTCGGGTCAACCTAACATGTGAGGTGTACACCTTGTCTCTGGTATCTGCCAAGATGAAGTTTAGTATGCCTTTTCTACCTATCAGATCCTTTGTATATTGGACCTGTATCTGATCATATATCTGATTGGCCAAGCCATTGAGGACTGGGCCCAACTCTTCGTTTCTATGGGGCCTAAATATATCAACCATTGGACCATTGGCGCAGAGCGGATCACCGCCGCCATTTGGGTCCATCATTTTTGCAAACTCTTCTCCAGCAAGACCGCCCGGTGAATCAAGTTTCGCAAGTTCTTGCATAAACTCGCCAACTCTATCTATCGCTTTTTGATTTAAATCGTTCACATATTCTGCTGCTTCTTCAGGCTCCAGACCACTATTCATTAGAATGTTTTCTCGGATGTGATTCCATTCTTCAAACTCATCATTCGTCAAACAGATACTTGCATTGATTGGCCGGTCTGGGCCCACGGCTTGGAGGTTGTTTCTTATTTCGGCACGATCTCCTGGTGGAATGAACTCGCCTAGACCTGTAAATAATTCTGATACTTGTTCGGGAGAGCCGAGCGTATCAGCAAACTCGGGCACAGCCGCTCTGATGGTATTTGCTATTCTAGTCAATGCTCTAGGGTCGTGGTTCATTGGCGAGGTCACAAACATTGCCAACAATTCTTCTGGTGTTGTGGTAACAGAAATTGCTTGAATGGCTGATCGGGCTGCTTCGCCGTCACCAAAACCCATATATCCTAACGTGTTTTCCATTATCTCGTCCACACGTTGATCACTTTCTTCTTCTCCGCAGAATGCATCTCTGAACGCTTGCCTTAGACTGTCTCCGACAACATTAGGGTTGACAGCGTCTGCAAGGAACTGACCTGCGGCATCAAGTGATCTACATAAAATACTTTCCAATGTCACTAGAAGTTTGAACAAAAGCTTCACAAGGATTCTTAAAAACATTTGTTTTAATGCTTCTTTTGCAGCGTCGACTAGATTTCGGAATATCTTTTTCCATCCTGGCCAAGATATCCTGCGGAGTCTTGGTCTTGTTAGACCGATGGTTGGGTCACATATATCCAATGTCAATGTCTTAAGGAAGTCTTTTGGGGAGGGTTGAAATAGCGGCTTTGTTGGGCATCTAAGTTGTAAGATCACTTTGGCAATGATTTCTGCACCTGGAAACTTATCCAGTTCATTAAGCAATGATTCAACTGCGACGGTATCCATTAGCGCCTCAATATAAGCATCAATGATAATGCCTTGAACATTGCCGGCTGCTTCGCCAATCGACCCTTGCTCTTTAATTTTCCCCTCCTCAGCGGCGAAGCCTTGCTCTTCCCAAGATTCCAATGCGTCGCTTCTATCTGCGTTTGATTGTGCGTTCCATTCCTCTTGTGTGAAACTAACGGACTTCTCAGATGGATTTGAAAATGTTGTTTCAACTTCACCGGCTTTATAATTATCATCCCATGGCGGAGGAATATTTCCCAATTCTGCTTGAACCTTTCGAAGTACCTCTTGTTGTTGGTCATATGGCAGACCAACAAATAGCCTGCCCAGATCGCCAGCGGTCATTGCTTTCAACGCAGACCTTATCATAGCGGCCAAAGCTTGGTTTAATGTCATACCACCGAGAAGGCATTGAATGGCCTTCATCAGCATTTTATTCATACCACATTGGCCAATAATGTTCAATACTTTTTGTACCGGATCCTCGCCTGGGAATTTGAGTTTTCCTTTCGGGCCTTGAAATATTGTCATGACAGCATGAATCAAACTATCTTCATAGTCAAACCTTTCCAGTGCTGCCTCTTTTGCCAAGGTGTAATATGGAAACCCAACTATTCCCGATTCTGTGATTTGTTGTTCGGCTTGCTCTTTAAGGGCACGAGCAGAGGCAGGATTTCTCGCTGCGTATTCTTCTGGGTCTAGATCAAATTCGTCTCTTGCCACTTCTGCTGCATTTTCGACCCCGCTTGCACGAAGAATTCTTGTATTTTTTCTTATGTCTTCTTTAATTTGCCTCTTGATCAATTCTTCATATTGTTTCTCTATATCTTCTTGTATTTTCTTCTGTTCATCTTTGGAAGGATCTTGGTCGGGCTCACACTGTCTTTTGTTGTATTCGTAGGCTAAACTATCCCAAAATGACAATACTTCTGATAGCAGAAAATCTCGGCCAGCGCCTGAACCTAGGCCAAAGTCTTTTTCCAAGATACACGAAATGGCGCTTCTCTCATCAGTAGGGATGTCATCTGGGCTTTCGCCGTAGTTGATTTTGATTTCTGGATACGTATAGCCTTGTAGAAACTCAAGCCAATTAATTGTTTTTCTAGCGGTCAGCCTTTGATCTATTTCATCAATTTTCGCAATATAACCCATAGCAGTTCGTTGGCCTTTGTTGGTATCATTACGGAAACCCTTTGGACGAAACTTTCTAATGCGCGTCCACCCTCTACAACCCTCACGTTTAACTTCGATCTTTTTGATTATATAAAGCTTTTCTGGGTCTGAGTTGTTGAAGGTTATCTTTATTTGAGAGACCAACTCTCTTGCCAAGCCAAGTTCGAAAGGTAATCGATAATCATTGTCATGCAACATTTCTATCAAATCATCTCTAAACTCTAGCACTTTCTCTCTATAAGTTAAAGCCCGGAACGTGTTGCCAGGCTCATCTTTAAAATATACTCTTCCACCTTCTGTGTCGATGAAATGCTTTTGATAATTGGAGAAAACCCACATTGCTGTGCCCAATCTTAGTATTTGACCTTTGATTCTACCGGCGTCTAAAACCACTTGATCTACCGGCAAGTCCTCTTCTTCATCTGATGATGTATCCTCTGGGATCAGATCAAAATGGTCCGCTGGGACTGATACCAAAAACTTTATTGGAGTTCCGCCGTCAGCGGTTTGATAGAACTCAATATGAACATCATCGATGCTAGCAACCCATTCTAGACCTAGCGGATAAACATCTTTATACAGGTCAATCATTTGCTGATATCTGTCAGAGGTTATAGGAGGAAGTCCGGCTTTCTCCAAGAAGTCCTTAAGAGATAAAATCTCTTCCATCGAATCAATATCTGTTGCTGTGATGTAAAACGCAAATAATTCTTTCTGTAAGAACAAAAATCGGTTTATCCTTTCAATGTTATATTCTTTGTCACCAAAGGCAAAAACTGTTGCGTCTGCCTCTAGTTTGTTGTAATAGCGGATCAGTTCTCTAATTCCTGTCTTTAGGAAGCCACGGCGTATTGCTAATGACTTAATCAAGTCTAGTGTTCCGGACGATACCTTATTTTGGGCAGCGTCAGATTGCTCCTCTGTCTCAATCGAAAGTTCTTCCCTTAGTCTCCTGATTTCGCTAGGATCTAAATACTCTCCAGCGTCGTTGACGGTTACCGATACTTGGTATAGACACTCCTTCTCATTAAGAAATGGTTGTTCTTCTTCGTACCATATTGGCACCACAGCGTTTGGATTTGGAATACAAGTTGGGCAAAAATCAGGAGGTAAAACCTCTCCCAATATCTCATCACACTCTCTGACTTGGAAATCAGAAAATTCTTTTGTTTTATTAGCCATGCTTATCCTCTATGTGACATTAATATGTCTGCTGCAAATATACAGTCTTGATCGATCATCTAAGAAATTGTTTGACAACCCAACGTTATTAGCCAACTCAGCAATATTTTCTGCCAGTGCTATAATGCTTTGAACCGCTTCGTTTGAACAAACTCCAATGGCCAAACCAGCGACTGGGTTTAGTGGTGAGCCAGCGGCGAATGTTCCCATTACTCCGGCGATGCCAGATATTGCTTTTGTGTTTTTGACAATCATTGCCTGTAAGGCGGTGATTGTTTCTTCTATCCACTTGATACATTCAATCAGATTGTGTCCCTTAACAACCGGCTGCAATTTCGGATTCTCTAGTCTCTTAAACATCATACCGGTTGCTGGTGTCATTCCAGTTAACATTTTCATTCCGATATTTTCGGGGTCCGTGTAGTTTCCAGCGATAAGATCAATACCACCTGCTCCGAAGTTTTCTCCGCCCTGTCCGTTGGCTTCACCATCGGGCCCGGCACCTTCGACTTTCGCTCTACCTGTGATTATCTTTATATGTCTTCTTCCAATAATTCTAACATGATCCGCCTTCATGCCGATGCCAGATCTAGATGTACTATTAGGTTTGCCAAATGAGTTGAAACCTTCTGATCCATCGGCCAATCCAAAATACTCATCTATATCACATCTCTGGGACATGTATATGCGCGCTGAATCAAGGAAGAAGTTCGGGGATATTTTTCTTCTAGTCTCAGGAGGGCCAACTACACCGTCGTCATTGACATAAGCGCCTTGGTGTCCTGCTACGAGATCAATCATTCCGCACTGAGTTTGGCCTTTGCCTCCATAACCATCTGCTCTTGACGCAGATCTGTCTCTTCCGAGAACGATATAAGAGTTATTGTCACCTCTGTACATCTTTTCGCACGGAGCGCGGTCTCTTTTCGGGAACACCTCTCTTATTCTCTGGCAGTTCATGCCGGGTTTAGATTGTGAGCGCTCACGTTTTTTTAACAACTGGAGTTCTTCTTTTGAAGCGTTAGTTGTTTGGTCTCTAGACCTTCTTCTTTTATCTGTCTTTACTGGTCTTCTTTTTCTCGCCATTGTAAACCTATCCTTGTTTGTTTTTAGCGTGTGTGGTTCCAACCACCGGCTTTAAAAAATGCAGGCCCAGGGTCCACTTTGTTGTGTTGGACCTCAGAGTGGCCTAAAATTCTTTCATTTTTTATTCCATATTTTGTTTTCAAGGTTGCAATCAACTTGTTGTATGCTTGAATCTGGGCTGAAGGGTATACCTCCCAATATTTCTCTGCGCCTCTCTCGGCTCCCGGTGTATCTCCGGCACGGGGAGATTTTAACTTCAGTGTGTTCTCTTCAGACGCTCCGTATTTAAATTCGCCATTTTCATACACTGCGTATCCAAGATTTGATAAACAGACCCCTATTGTCCGAAGATTTGACATAGTAGTGTCTCCACCATATTCATTCATTTTGCCAGTGCTAACATGCCCGATGGCCCTATTCGGATCAGCAAGTTGTAAAACTGTGCCGTCTCTTTCTATTATGAAATGGTATCCTTTCTTTGTTGTCGCCAAGTAATCGGCTGTTCCTTGGGCAGATTTACCGACATCGTAATGAACCACTATTCCATCGACTTTAGTTTGGCCGCGGCCCCATGTATTATATTTATGTTTTTGACATACTTGCACTGAGCCGGGGTATGCATAAGCATCTGACTGCCCTGGTGGGCATTCCACTCCCATGAGTTGCGTGTTGCCGTTGAACGCAGTTTGTGTGCTGCTTGGCTCCCCGTTAATGGCGGTCATTGTAGTTGGCGATATGCCTGTCGTGCTTGTCCAAGTCAGACCACCAGTTATTGGATTTTCTTTCACTAAAACAATCTCATTAAACTGGGGCATGAAAGTTGTGTCCGAAAATACGTGCTCTGATTCTGCCCATTCGCCAACCATTCTTCCAATCAGTTCGGCTTGGCTGGTGTCCCACTTTTTCTCGTTTTCTTCTAAAAAAGGGTTCGAACAAAAGTTATCTTCCGTCGATCTCCAAACCATAATCTTAACAGTATAATAGCCAGGCTGGTCTGGGACTTCAATAAATTTAACATCTTCATAGGATAGACCTGAGCCTGTATTTTCTTTTGATACTCTGCCGCTCATGCAGAAGCCAAGTTGCACAGGCTGACTCCTATCGGTCAACTGGTCTAAGGTGTGGTCCCATACAGTATTGTAAAAATACTTTATTCTTTCTTGAGCATCATTTAAAAAGTCAACATAGAAATCAGCAGATAAAAAATTTAATCTCTTATACCTCGTCATCTTGAGTCTCCTTGGATATTAGTCCATAAAGCTCTTCTTTATCCTCGGAGGTTAGTCCTGCGCTTTGGCTTTTGCTCATCAAGTTGACAACCTTGACTAGTTGCTCATTTGATCTCTGTAGTGTTTCAACATATTTAGCCAAAGTAAGTCCGATATCTCTGTGTCTAGACTCATCTTTGGCTAAATATTGCATGGCATCATCTAAAAGTTCTCTTGTGATCTCACGATCACTTCGAATGTTAGCGATAGCCTCTTGTATGTACTTGTCTGATTTACTCATACAGATAAATAGTAATAGTTAAATTTTCCCGTTTTTCCAATCGGTCTTAAAATATCTATATTTTTTTCTCATCTTATTCAACTGAGAAACGACCTGCTTGGTGTTTAGTCCGGTGATTTCACGCAAGTATAGATAGACAGCCTTCTTGTTAAAAATCTCTATTTCGTCCACCGAGTTGAGCAGGATCTTTACCGCTTCGTAGACCTTGCGTTCATTCTCGTTCATAATGGAAGCGTCCCAACTTTCTATCTCAGTCCACAGATGCTGCCAAAACTCTTCTTTTTCTCTTTTGTCGTAGTATTGATTATTTGATATGACATACTTTTCATCAATCTCTTTTGCTGCGATTTCGTAATCAACCTCTCGCTGGTTTCTTCTGGTGGTCTGCTTGACCTTGTGTATGAACCAGTTCTTTGTAATAACCGAAAAATACGAAAATGCCTTGGAGCCCTTATTGGGATCGTATTTGTTTAACACTGTTGTCAGCCAAACTTTGCACTCATCTCTCAAATCATCAATGTTTGGAAGATTTGTGAATCGATAAGTATACACTATCTTATCAACCATCTCATTGAAAGCCGGCTGAATCCATTCGATGTATATTTGAGACCTTATTTTATTGTCTGTGGTCTGTGTGTATCTAATTATTGCGTCTTCGTGGTCCTGCGTAAAGTACATCCTTTTGGTTGACTTCCGGCGGGCTCTCCTCTTCGGTGGGGTATGTGGTGGTTTCTTCGTTGTCAAAATCTGGTTCTCCTTGTGATTCTATTGGGTATGCTATACTATAGACGTCCTCATAATCTTTAAGTATCTCTAGTAAACTTCTAGTGTGCGCCATCAAAAACTCTAAAGTAGTGTCGCCGTAAAACATCTCCAGTTTATAAACCTCTTTAAGATGTTTTTCATAGTTTTTTACTATCTCCACAAGATCACTAAGGTTTTCTGATACGAATAATAATTTCTTTACTATCTTCCGAAGATACCAAAATAAAAAGGCGTTGACACACATTGATAGCAACAATGTAATGCCGAGCCATATTGTTAAATCAAAATTCATGGATCATAGTCCTTAAGAGTTTCGGCTTTTTGCTCCTTTAATATCTTACGGTTGGCTTCAATATATTCTTTAACTTTATTTCCAACTTTTTCATTGCAAGAATCATGCCGAATATTTTTGTTTACAAGTTGAGGAATGCGAAAAAGAGTTTCCGGCATCTCACATTTAGGACAATCATAAAGACGGTCCCTAATTGAATGACGTACCTCAAACTGATGTTCGCATCCCTCGCATTGATAGCAGTACTTAGGCATATTATTCAGTAGTGCCTGTTTCTGTAGTGTCTTTTGCAACGACGGGAGGGTTCTCAACGAGAAGTTCTCCGTCGTCCATCATTACAAAACTCATGCCTTGGAGAGTCGGGACGATGTCAGACTGCTCCATAAGTGATTTTTGGAGAGCCAGCATGATGGCCCCTACCGCTTGATTACTCAGTTTCATTATCTACTCCTTCTATAGAAATTGCTCTTCCTATTAGTTTTTCCCAATCCTTCTCGGGTCTGACTATCAGGTTTTTCAACCATGTTGCTTTTAAAACAACTGGATTTATATCGTTTGTGATTGCAAAGTGGATCATTGCGTTAATATCTTTTGGGAAACAAGAGCCGCCAAAACCTCTTCTTCCGTCTGGGCCTGGTGTGGAAAAGTGGCTCTTTCCTATTCTGCTGTCGTACAGTGCGTATTCAACAACCTTGTCATAATCTATGCCTATGTTATCTGAAATGTCTTTCATTTCGTTGGCAAAAGATACTTTGGTCGCCAGAAAGCAGTTTAAAAAATATTTTACCATCTCGGCTGTTGTGGAATCGGTCTTGATGATTGGCGTGTTATAAAACACTTTTTTGTACAAGTCTCTTACAACGTTCGTTGACTTAACTTCGCCGCCAATAATAATTCTAGTTTGGTATTTAAAGTCATCAATATAGTTGGCTTCGGTCAAGAACTCTGGATTGAATACGACGTTCAAAGTGTCACACTCGGCGTTCAACCTACTAGTAGTTCCGGGAGGTACTGTTGATTTAATAATAGCCACATGACCATCAGAATGTTTGTCAATCTCATGTATGGTTTGCTCAACTATTGACAGGTCGCAGGACCCATTTGATCTCATTGGCGTGGGGAGGCAAACAAAAATATACTTTGTCTTCTCGCATAATCCTTGAACACTATCACAAGTTGATTCTTTATACTTGTCATATGTTTCAATGTCAAAATGAGTTTGCAAGCCCTCTCTGACTGCTGTGCCTACAAACCCTTGGCCTATGATTCCTATTTTATCTTTCATTTCATACCTCAAAGTTAAAGCATTTGTCAATGCCTTCGCTGATTCCTATCGAAGCGGACCAACCAAGTTGCTTAAGTGGTTGGATATTTGCCTTGGTCTCAGACACTTCACCGGGTCTACCGTCGACATAGTCAAAGCCAATATCATGATACTTCAATATGATATCTCTGACTTCGTTAAGAGAAATATTGTCTCCAGTTCCCACGTCAAAATGAACTCCATTGAAATCTTGCTCTCTTTCCATTGCGAATATATTGGCAGATACGACATCTTCTACATGGACCATATCTCTTCGTTGCTCTCCATCTCCGGAGATATAGGGAGTCTTCGAAGTTCGTATATAATGCATCCAATTGGCTATTGCTGTGGAGTATGGGCCGGAAGCCTCTTGGCACTCAGAGTACACATTGAAATACCTAAGGCTTACTGTATCTACGTTGTAAATCTCAGCGTATATTCTAGCCTCAGTTTCTGTGGTTAGTTTTTGTAGGGCGTATGGGTTAGTTGGCCCATCACCGTCGCCTACAACGGAAGATGAACTAGAGTATATCACTCTCTTTACAGATTCACATTTGTTGGCAAAGTTGAGCACAATTGATCCGGCTAGCACATTATTCTGCATTGTGAGTACGGGTTTACTTAGGCAAAGACCGATGCGTGGCCAACATGCCATATGAAATATGTACTCTGGTTGAAAGTCATGATAATGTGAATTAAATCCGCCATCCGCATCTTCCATCAGGGCAGACAAAATATTATGTCCATTATCATCATTTAAATCAATGCCCATGACCTCATGGCCTAGTTCTTTTAGTTTCTTAAAAAGTTTAGACCCAATATAGCCTCTATGGCCTGTTACTAAGCATCTACTCATTTCTTCTCCAATAAGTTTTTGTAATCTTCGTCATACATCATCTTAGCCAGAGCCTCAAACTTAACTTTAGGCTCCCAGCCAAGTTTTTCTTTTGCCTTCGTTGGGTCCCCAAGTAATAAAGGCACCTCGTGTGGGCGGAACAATCTATCATCTATTTGCACATGCTTTTTTACATCTAAGTCTGCGTGGTCAAACACAACACGTAAAAATTCATACACTGTGTGTGTTTCGCCTGTTGCCACAACATAATCATCTGGCTGATCTTGCTGGAGCATCAGCCACATTGCCTCAACATAGTCACCGGCAAAGCCCCAATCTCTTTTTGCATCTAGATTTCCTAAATACAACACATCTTGCAAGCCCTGCTTGATTCTTGCTGCCGCCATCGTTATTTTTCTTGTTACAAAAGTCTCTCCTCGTCTCGGAGATTCATGATTAAACAAGATGCCACTTGAAACGTGTAGGTTGTACGACTGTCTGTAGTTTCTACAAAGGTTGTGGCCTAGCACTTTTCCACAAGCATACGGTGATGCTGGCATCAATCTTGTCATCTCGTTCTGAGGATTCTCAGGGTTGTCGCCAAACATTTCAGATGAAGATGCTTGATAGAATCTCGCAAACGGAAGAATGTTTCTCATTGCCTCTAAAAGTTTAAGAGTACCCATGCCGACAAACTTTATGGTCTCCTCTGGTGTTTCGAAAGACACACGCACATGAGACTGTGCTGCAAGGTTGTAGATCTCGCTTGGCTCATACTTTGATAATATTCTGTGTATTGCGCCAGAATCGTTGACATTGCCATAGATAAGATGAAAGTTTTTATTATCTCTCAAATGGTCTATCCGGCTGGTTGAGATGATAGAGGTTCTTCTCTTCATTCCCACAACTTTGTAGCCCTTCGACAATAATAGTTCTGCTAAATACGAACCGTCTTGGCCTGTGACTCCGGTGATCAGTGCTGTTTTCATTTCACTCCTCGGACATTAGGGTAGGCTTCCAAGAACCACTCACAAGTTTGTTCAAGTCCGCTCTGCAAGGAAGTGTATTCCAGTTCTGGGCATATTGCAAGCAATCTTTCATTGCTGCTGGGTTTTCTAAATTGTCCCTCGGGCTTCGATGTATCCCAGATGATGTCGCCGTTATATCCTAATATATTGCTTATTTTATCAACTATTTCTTTAATGCTAATCTCGCTTGGGTTTCCTATGTTTATTGGCATAGGATCATCATACTTGTCCAATAATAGCAATAATATGGACGCAATATCCTCAGAGTACGTAAACTCTCGGAGCGGGGAACCGGAGCCCCAGAATATTGGAGGAGTTGAGTTAATCTTTGCTTCGTGGATCTTTCTAATAATCGCTGGTATTACATGTCCATTTTCCAGATCAAAGTTATCATGTGGGCCATAAAGATTGTTTGGTATGGCGCAAATATAGTTTCTATCATGCTGCTGCCGCATTGCTCTGGAATGTACGTCCACCATTCTTTTGGCATATGCATACCCAAAGTTGCTACGATGAGGTGGGCCGTTGTGGATCTGATCTTCAGTCAAAGGATACGTCACCTTGTCTGGGTAGACGCATGTCGACAGGAAGGAAATAACTTTCTGTACATCGTGACGGTGGGCAATCTGTAGAATGTTTGTGTTCATCATAATATTCTGATTGTAGAAATCGTTAACATATACTGTGTTGCCTTTTACTCCGCCAACTTTTGCAGCCAAGTGAATAATGGCATCAGGAGACACATCTCTTACCATAGCGTCCGTTTGCTCTTTGCTCACAAGATTGTAGTCTTTGGAGCCGACAAATACAAACTCGTGCTCCGAATTTATTTTTTTAAAAGCGGAACCAACCATTCCAGTTCCGCCAGTTATTAAGATTTTCATTATTAACCTTTTATTAATATAACACGTTTTGAAACGTTTGTAAACTATTTTTTTTATTTATTTCCATTTAAACCAACCATCCAAAGGTATTTGGCTTAGATTCTTGTTTGACTTGCCCTTCCACGATCTCCATGGGCCATATACGCCGACCTTCTTGGGATCGCCCAAAAATGCTGCCCACCAAGACATTGTGCCGTGTTCGAAGAGGATATTTTTGAAGCCACGCATGAAGTTAAAGTCTTCTATCAAACTTCTATTTTGAATAATGGGATTGAACTGTTGGAATCCATCAACAAAAGAGTTGAAGAAGTCGACTGACTCTTCTAATGATACGCTTTGTTCCTTTGGCACCGAGGAGTGAAACTTCATCGCTCTGAGATCTTCTACCGTTATATGTTCCCACACTGGCATATCTGTCACTATGTGGAGATTCTCAAAGTCAAACTGAGAAATGGCCTCTGCGTATCTATCCGCCCGTGGCCTAAGGTGAAACTCATTCTTAAAAAACAATCTATCTCCAGTTCGAAAGTGCACGACCAAATCTTTCTGATTGGTTTCTTCTACCTCAGGATACCAAGACTTAATCTTGTTTCTGGTCTTGTGGTAATATCGATAATCTTCGAAATACCCAATCAATAATATATCGGATGATTTGTATTTTTTATTAAATGCGTCAATATAATTTGTGTCAACAACTCTATGAGCGTTTGACAAGATTGGTGATTCGCCCACTACATTGATACCCAAAGATCTAAGAGGTTCTATGCCGTAATAATCTTTGGTGGGGGCAATAGCGCAATAATCAACCTTATGGTGCATGGCGAGCAAGCGAGCCGCATTGCATTGAAAAAGGTTGTTGCCAAATCCGTTCGTTAATCGAACGTAGATCATGACTCTACCTGCTTACAAAGATTGCCTTGTGCATCGATCAAAAACTCATCCTTGTTTCGGAAGGGAAAGTCGGTGACCGGCATTGTCTTATCAAATCCAGTGAACGGCTTGCAAACATCTGGGATGTATTTTGTTTTGACTCCGATTGAGGTCAGGTATGACTCCCACATATGCTCAGTGCAGACAAAATTGCTATCTGTTCTACTGGCATCTTCGCCTTCCAAGTATTTAAATGTAATGTATTTCTCAAAAGTATAAGGGTTGGAGATAGCGAAAAAGCAAAGATCTCTATGCCCTGATGGTGTAAACTTCGTACTATAAATCACATCGTCTGGATACTTGAGGGCGGAAAGATTTAAACTTTTGGGAAACATTGAGTTATCTGGGCGGCATCTCACAATAACATCGTATTCAAAGCCATTGTCCTTGCTGTATTGTTTAGCCATAGCATAGCCATGCGCTATATTATCTATCTGATTTTGCATGCGAGTTCTAAAGTATCCCAGTGTGCCGAAGTTGTCGTCTGGTAGATTCTCATTGTTATCAATGATGACCTTTCTTAGATTAGCACCATATATCTCATTAACACTATCAATGATCTCTTGTTCTGAGTATGTATTGGTCGTGTAATACTTCTGCTCTAGTGATTTACCGCAAGAATGCAAAGTGTTTGTGGCACATGCGTAGACAAATACATCCGCATTGTTTGGCTTGATTAGATGTTCTAAGTGGTTATTGTAGTTTACTTTATAATCTCTTAACTGTCCGGTTATTAATACTGCTGTTTTCATTGTTTTTTTACATCATCGTTTTTATCTTTTTTGCTCATTTATTACTCACTCAGCCGCAAGTCCAAGGAAAGTGGTGCCTTCGTCACATCAATCCACTCTCTTGGGCGGACATTAATGGCATTGTTTTCACTTTGCTCTATCCGTTGAAAAAATCTGTTTCCATCCATAAATAACACAATTGGCTCACCTGGCATAAGTGTTGTAGATTTCCATATTTCATTATTCTCTAAAAATTCATCAACAGCCGTCTTAACACCTTGTTTTTCTGTTGTGACCGGTTGTGTTGCTATTTCGTTTTGTTCATAGCCCGGCAGTGTCGCATAGAATGTGTCTACTTCGGAATGCTTTCCAAAATAATCATCGACAACAACAACCGTATTTTTGTGACAAAGATCCTTTAGTGATGATAACTCTCTTTTTACTGTAAGATAGTTATGGTCACCATCTATTAATATAAGGTCATAAATATTTTTATAATAATCCAAGAACATAAGTGAATTCATATTATGCAACTTTATATTTGCTCGGTCCATTACACCTGACCATTTTAACGTTTCAATCATAGATTTGTTGAGTTTGATATCAACACCCTCATAGAAATATTCCCTATGAGTGTGAGAAAGCCTATGAGCCAAAGAAATTAAGGTTACGCCATGTAGTAAACCTACTTCTAAAATCCTAGGTGACTGGTATTCCATTAATAGTTGATGTAATCTTGGTATATATCCGTGATAAGCCATATTATTCTCCTTTTTTTATATATTCTGGTTTAACACTGTCTTTGCAAGTTTTGCAAAAACCTTTTTTAGGGCCGTCTTCCTTGTGATGGTTTCGCCATGGCGTATATTTATCGCTCATGTAGATGTCCCATAATTTACCATCTCCTATATGACCCATTATTCCGCTCTCTTGCCCAGGGACATCAGACCTAAGCGCACAGCATACCATAACAGAGCCATTAAAATCAATATACATATTATTAGTAACTTGGAGACATCTTTGAGTTCTGACGTAGTCTTGGGCAATATCAATAGTATCCCCTCTGCTAGAGCCATCTATTTCAAAGTTTCTAGACCTGATGTGGATTGTCATCCCACGATACGATAAATCATACTCCAACTTGCAGCCTGGGATGTCAGTTATGACGGTTGCAGGAAGGCCGAGTTTCTTGATCTTTCTTTCCGCTCTTTTTCTCATCTTCTCGTGATTGTATCTCTCATGGTTTGCAAGGTATTGTTGAATCCACAACTGATTGAAGCCAACATCGCAAAGTTCCTCAATATAATCTCTGGTCATGTAATCGCCATTCGTATTGGTCCTCAAAATAGCATTGGGTAAATACTCTCGGGCCTGTTTGACTCTTTTAATAAACAATTCTCTTTTAGATGTTGGTTCATTATATCTACTAAATGTAAGTTCACCAGCAAAATCAATCTCTCTAAGTTGGTCTAGCAAATTAAGATAATCTTCTTCTTTCATTATTTTATTATCTGAGATTCTATCGATAAAAGAGTTCGGACAGAACCAACATTTTCTGTTGCAGTATGAAAATGTTTCTATCTCTATGAGTCTCAAATTATCTTTAAATATTTGTTTATTCGTTAAGCCAGTCATAATATCAGTTCCTATATTTATTTTGTATGCTCACCAGTGGAAAAACACGAAACAACTCATCGATGCCCTCTTGGACAGTAATCGTAGTCTCATAGCCTAATGCCTTGATCTTATCATATGATACGACATAGTCTCTTTTGTCCGCATCATTATCAAAATCAGCGTAATGGACATAGCATCCTGACTTTTTCTGAATCAACTTGCAGACATCACCCTTGGAGAAGTTCATAGAGTTAGACCCAACATTATAAATCTCGCCTGACATTTTGTCTTCGTTATCTATTGTGAACTTGAACACGCTGGCGATGTCCTTGACGTGGATAAAAGTCCTCATGAAATGAGATTCGTAAACAGCAATATATTTTTGAATATACGCTGAGTATGACAGGTCATTGACCAACAAATCCAACCTAAGGCGAGGGCTTGCTCCAAACGCTGTTGCAAATCTAAATGCCACGCTGTTGGAGTATTTCATCACTTCGTGTTCTCCAAGAGTTTTAGATCTACCGTAGATACTCAGAGGATTGAGAGGGGACTCTTCAGTGCACACCCCATCGACAGTACCATAGTTAGAGCCAGTCGAACCATAAAGCAATAGTTGTGATCCATCTAGCCCTTCAACCACATTGATGGTGCCTCGGTGATTCACTTCATATGAATATTTTTCATCTCTTCGGCATGCTGTGTAGCCGACGATTGCTGCTAAGTGGATAACTACATCATGGCCTTTCATCGACTCATGCAACAAGTTTTTATCTAGAATATCTCCCTTAATAAAATTAAACTTGGGGTCGGCGAAGTTGTGCATCAAGCCGTCACCACCAGAGTTTAATTTATCGTAAACCGTGACATTGTGACCGGCTTTAAGTAGTAGAGGCACCAAGACACAACCAATGTACCCTGCTCCTCCTGTTATAAACACATTTCTTACCATATCGTTATTCTCCTTAATAATATATCTTTAAACATTATCCAATCTGATATCTTTGCATACATTGGGTTGCTAAATGCGGCCGGCTTATTCTTTTCAAAAAAGTAGTGGCCTGACCATGCAAATGGGTAAACAATAAAAGGTATGATCGGTATCAAGTACCAATACCAGTTATATAAAATGGCCGCTGTGCATATTAGCGTAACCCATTGGCCGATGAAGTGCAGCAAACGACATTTTGGATGCTGGTGTAGTGTCAAGTAGTATTGATAATACTCTTTTAAATTCATATTTTGTCCTCGTAATATTTGATCGTATTGGCTATACCTTGCCTATGATCGTACCACTGGAAGTCTTCAAATGATTTGTGGAAGTGCTCTTTGCTCATGATCTTAACAGGATCGCCGTCTTGATAGTTAGTATCAAATACGATTTCTCCCTCATAGCCCATTTCTTCTTTGATCATCTTTGCTGACTCTGCTATAGAATAACCTCTCTCTTGGCCAATATTCAATGGATAAACTACGTTATCTAAATCGATTGCTTTAACCAAAGCCTCAATAAAGTCGTCAATATATGCCCACTCTCGGACTGGTTGTCCGGTTCCCCATACTACAAACTTGTCATCACCATTTCTTTTAGCGTGTAGCATTCGAATGATCATGCCGTTCAGAGCATGCGTGTGATTGGGATCTGTGGAATCTCCGGGGCCGTAGGTGTTCGGGAACAAAAGATTAACTGTGTTGATTTTGTATTGGTCGCTGTAGCACTTAGAGATATAATATATTCCTCTTTTTGAGTTTCCAAACGAAAAGACTGATTTGTGGACATCGCCATTCAGCCAGTTTTCTTCGTGTTGTACGCTGCTGTCGCCTGGATAGGAACAGTTTGAAAATGGTTGAATAACTTTTATATTCCTATTGGTCTCGTTGATTGCTTTGTATAAGTTCAGTGTCATTTGTAGATTATCCGAGATGACATCTGCGGCGTAGTCTCTTACATATCTCATGCTTCCACCATGACTTGCGACATTATAGATCACTTCCAGAGGTTCCTCCGTATCGATAAATTGCTTGGTCAAATTGTAATCAAGTAGATCTACTCCGGTTGATTTAGAGCAACCAATAACATCATGACCATCTTCGACCAATCTGTTAAATAAATTTTGACCGATGAAGCCGGTCTTTCCTAGTACTGCTATTTTCATGTTATTTCCTATATTGAAAAGTTCGGCCATGAAGTATGATTCTGGGTCCGTATTGTTTGATTTGTGTCGCCCTGATAACCCTTTCAAGTTCTTCTGGGCTTATATTTGGATCTATGATCTCTAATTGATCTATCTCTCTCATTCTTCCTACGTGTGAGCCCCACTGTTCGTGTCTCGCCTCATTGGCTTGCTGGGTCAAGTAGGCTTTGCCATTTATGGCGACTTTTCCAACAACCTCGTAGAATGCTTCCATTTGCTTTAAGTGTAATCTGTGCCTTAAGGTGCTCACTGTGTCGTTTTTAAATATTGGGAATCTATAAACCTTTATGATTGTTCCGTTGTCAACCTTTTCGTTCATGTGATGCACAGTGATTCCGCTACTCTTGTCATTGTTGTATAATGACCAGTTAATACCTCCAGCGCCGGGATATTTTGGTGGACACGGGTGAAAGTTTATAGATGCAACCTTAACACTATCAAGCAACGGTTTCCTTAAAATACAATACGACTTCAAATGAAACAAATAGTCTCCAGACCAATCTCTAACTTCGCTAGGTAGTTTAGCGCCTCTTTTCGGCTCAGTGTAGACTGGTGTTGTATCAAATCCGCAAATCTTTAAAAAGTCAATCGCTTGTTGAGTTTGCTGACAGTCCTTGAAACCTATCAATAGTGCTGTATTATTCATCTCTCTTAAATCTGCCGGTCTTAAATACATCCAGTGTCGTTAGGTCGGGCCAGTCAGTATATACCCATTTCTTTGGCTTGGTTGTTATTGCATCTGGGAGTTTCTTGAGTCCGAGTTGGGCTGTCTCTGGCGTCATGTAGTAGTGATAGCCGATGGTCTGGATGTTTTGCGTTGACCATGATTCATCTGGACTCCTGCCGTCATATGACATTTTTTTCAAGATGTCAAAATCTTCTTCCTTGTCAAAAAGAATAGCGCCTCCACGACCAAGACTAAGATGCTTGCGAAACTGAAAACTGACGGACATATAGGTGCCCGGAATGTAACCATTCGGTTGCCAGAATACGGCCGCATCTATTATGTTATCAGTCATGTAATAGTAGTCTTGCCATTTGTCATCAGTCCATTCTATTTGTAAATCCATCTTCTCAGCCAACATTGGGACTGAGAGGTATGTGTGCTTTGGTACGATTATTTTCTTTGTGCCTTGTTGTCTAAGACACAATTCCAAACCATGAGTACAGCAATCTACTGCTACGGCATATGGGGCACCGAAAAACTTGGCTATTTCTTTCTCAAAGTCTGCTATTACTTGGAAGGACATTTTAGTTCCTCTATCTTTTTCAACAACTTGTCAGCCATGTGGCCCCAAGTATAGTTTCTTACTGCCATGTCGTGGGCGGTGTTAATAATTTTATTTCTTTCAAATGAGTGGTTCATGTAGAAGTCCAACTTTTCGTGAAAATCACTTAGGTCGTTTTCAAACATTACACAATTGACACCATCAACAAAAACTCCCTCATATTCATACGGCATGTTATTACACAACAAAAGAGTTCTAGACATCATGACTTCAAAATACCTTGGGCTGATGTCGTTATTGGGGCCGGTGGTTGCAACCCAAGCCTTACATTCATTGATCTTCATAGCATAGTCCACTGTGGATGGGATCCTATAACTTAGATCCCTTGAAGAGTTCCAAAACAAACTGTATTTAGTCTTTTGCAACTCTTGATGAATCCTATTCCTAAGGTTATTCGCAGAGCCCTTAATCTTATCACCGCCGTGATCTGCTCCGCTGAAGCCGATTTCATATTTTTTTGGGATTGGCCTTTGGTGAAACATATCAGGGCTGGCTGTGAACCAGAACCTTATTGGGTGGGCACCGACTTGCTCTCCAAACTCTTTGTATGTAATGTTGGTGTCCATCAAGATATCAATTTTATTGACTTTGCAAAATCTTAGTTTCTCCTCAAGCATTGTTTGAGGCTTGTGCAACAGAGCCACCACCGGCACCTTGCAGTCTGATAGTCCCTTGATTTTACGATACGCTTGCTTTGTGGTCTGCGTAAAGTAGCCTAGGCCGAATATAATGCAGTCTACATTGCTATCACTAATCGCCTTAAAACTCTTTACTGGGTTAGTGTACAGCATTACATTTGCTTTTTTCTTAAGTTCTCTAAAGAGATCTCCATAATATTGGTACATATAATTGTCGGCAACATGATTGCCAGAATCGATATAAAGTATGTTCATTTGCTATTATCCTTAACGCCTGGTGCGTAATCTTGAATGTGTCTAAGTGCCCCTTGGGAATGATATCCTTCGTCAACTGTTTTCAAATCGTATACTTGGTCTCCCAAATGCAATAGATAAAAGAGAGCATATATATCATTGTCTCCCCATCTGTATTTGTATATACCGCCAAATTTATTGACAGCACCTATCCACTGCTTCCACTCTGGGGTCTCAAAGACTGAGTTTTTGATCACATATGAGTCAAACAAAGTATAAAAATGAAAGTTTGCTTCGCTCTCTGGGTCCTCTAGTAGATCTCTCATGAATTTGGATTTTGGGACTATATTGTAGTGTTTGATGTATCCTTTGATAAATTTCCAAAGATTGACTCTTGTGTCGTAGTTACCTTGGTGTGGCTTTTTAATGTTTTGGTCTGTTACCTTTAGTGCTCCGATCATCTCGGGCCTATCTTTCATAACTTGGAAAGGATCATATGGCATGTCCTCCATGAACATAGATTCATCATCCAAGGTCATCACATAATCATGCTCATGAATGCGAGTATTCTCATACCCATACATATTGCTAGTAAAGTGGCACATGTGAAGATAACCTTTTCTTCTTATTGAAAAACTAGTCCTTACATACCAAAGGTTCTTTCTATTGTAAAATAACTCCTCTTCTGGGATATGGGAAGGAGTCTTGTATGGAACGGAAAGAAAGTGTACATCTTGCGGTGTTGTATTTCTTACCTGTCTTTGGAACTCCGGTACATCATATATATCGTCGAAATAATGTACATACACAGGGTAGTTGTGTTTGTAGTTATACTTTTCCCATAAAGACCTCAAGCACTCAGGCAAGCACTTTTGCCTAGACGAGATGATTACAATGCATGCATTTAGTTTACTCATTTTGTTACAAACTTCCTTTTCATTTAATCTCCTAATAATACTTTACACCGCATTTGGCATATATTGCATCTATCAACTCCAATACCATCGATGTTTCACTAAGTTCGAACTTATCAATCTTTCTATAAAGTTCGGGGTGGTTTGGACACGAACCTGCGTATGATCCGTAAGAGTTTGGGATTCCGACTTGGCTGTTACCTTCAAGCACTTTCATGACCGACTTTGCAACTTCCTCGGATACAAAGCGTGCCTCCTCTATAACATTCATTGCTTTGCCGCCCAACTTAATAAATCCGTTCTCGGATAGAACCGACAGGCTACATTCTATATTTCTTGGCTCAGACGATATAGTAACCTCTACTGTCGCCCCATAGTTGCCAAAATCAAGAATGGAATACACAGTGTCTTCTATCTTAACCCCTTTGTGTTTTGTGTTGTATTTTTTGGCTGCGGATACTTTTGGTTTGCCAAATACATGACAAAGAATATCTAGATAGTGTATCCCACACTCATGTAATATTCCACCACCTATAAAAGGTTTACCGCGCCAATCATAAAAATATTCTTTTGGTCTCTGCCATCTTTGGATCAAGCCAAGACCTCTTATCTCTCCAAGCAAGCCGGTTTCAATGACGCTCTTGAGATTTTGTATGCAAGAGTTAAGCCTAACCTGCAAGACTGTGTATGCTTTTTGTTTATTTGTGTCTGCTGCACTTCTGAGCAGTCTCAAGTGTTGCGGATTCAGTGTGGCTGGCTTCTCAATCAAAACATTACAGCCGCTATTCAATGCATACAATGCTTGTTCAAAGTGCAGAGAGTTTGGCGAAGACACAACAACAAAGTTCATATCACTGTCGGCGAGCATCACTCTGTAATCTTTAAAAGTCTTGACTTGGTGTTTGCTCGCTATGTCGTTCAGAACTTTTTCATCTGTGTCGCAGACTCCTACAAGTCTATAGTTTGCGTTCTGTTCAATCGCCTCTATGTGTCTTGGGAATATCTTGCCACATCCTATAATGCCAACTTTATTCATTATTGTTTTTTACCCATCTCCCTTATTTTTTTTGCTGCTGCTTCGGCGATGGGGCATTCTCCTTTGATTCCGGCTCTTATGTATGCCGGCTGCTCATATACAACATTTGGATAATGGCCTTGCTCAGGACCTCTAAGTCCCAACTCAGCCTTAATCCCTTTCATATGTAACTTCATCTGCTCGTAGGCCATCAAACAAAGAGGCTCTGCTAGTCGGAAGTTGAAGCCGATATATTCGTGATTGTAGCGGCCAACTTGCCCTTGGTTACATATTGATCTAACCTTCACAGCATCCAACTTGGAGTCCTTTGGGATACAAATCATACCACCTTCAAAAGTGGATATGTTTTTGGTTTTATAAAAACTAAAAGAGCCACCATCGCTCATCATGCCAGCATATTCTCCGGCATCGTTTGTAGACCCAAATGCTTGGGCTGTATCTTCAAAGACCACGAGGTTGTGCTTTCTTGCGATCTCGTTGATCTTTTTCATCTCACAGATTCTACCATAAAGATGGACTGGGATGATCGCCTTGGTTCGTGATGTTATCTTCTCTTCGATCTTATTGGCATCAATAAGTAAAGTATCCGGGTCGATATCAACAAACACAGGCTTTGCACCGGCAATGAGGATAGCATTGCTAGTCGCTATGAATGTAAAGGGAGTGGTGATAACTTCATCACCAGGTTTGAAATCCATAGACCACATAGGGGCAATAATAGCACTAGTCCCATTGTTAACTGCGATGCAATCTTCAAGCCCAAACCTATCCTTAACATAATCTTCGAATATATCTCTAACTACTTGTGGCATTCCCACCTATAAAATCTAAATATTTTTGAGCAACTATGTTCATGTCTATATTATAACATATCGGATATTCTTTGTCAAATGTTTTATTAAAATTAATGTTTGGTGGATTGTATAAATCTACAGGATTCATATCCCACTCGGGTTCGGCGATAACTATCGCATCCTCTCCTGCGATCTCTTTTGTGCCTCCGGCGGAGGAGCAAATAATCTGGGCTCCGCAGGCTCTTGCATCAATGACAACATTTGGACAATGATCCAGCCAAGCCAAGTGTATAAAGTATTTTGATTTTTTATACAAAGCATATAACTGGTTTTGCTTGAGGTGCCCTACGTAATGCACCCTATCATTCCTTATTCTATCTCTCGGAGGCACATCTCCAGCAACCATTAGTCCATCGTCGGGACCAGCATTCGCCAAGAAGTAATGAATGTTTTTGTGCAATCTTTTGTGCGGTCTCCAAGAAGATGCACATGACCAGAGGTTCTCATACCTATGAAATGGCAACGGATCAATCTTAGCGATTTGTTCTGTGTCGGCGCCGTTGTGAATGATCGTATAGTTATCGTGAGGTCCAAAATATTTAAAAGTCAACTCCTTGTTGAAGTTTGACTGGAACACAACGCCATCTGCCATTTTGTACGTTCGTTTAATGTTTTTATTTTGTTGAGTGTAGTTTTGAGTATTATTGAAATATATCCCGTCTAGTCTCTGGAACATTGGCTTAGTGAAGGATCGTCTATGAGACTCAATGAAACACAAGTAAGCATCCGGACTGGGATGAGATCCGATTATGTGCTCTTGTTTGTTAGCATACTTTACCAACTTTTGTGCAAATGAGTTCGGGCCGGAGGTGCTTGACAAATTAACATTTTCTATACTGATTTTCAATATTTTCTCCCGTATGGTTTCTTGGCTCTGATTTTCTGCGCTGTATTATACTGGAGGGTCTGCTTGACCTTGTCTACATTTAACGGGTTCTGTCTATTATACACATGCATAATCTTATCAATGTACAAACTTCTATACCCAGAGAGTTCCAATAGGGGTAACATAAGGGCTTGGTCGTAAGCAGTCTTATAATAGTCCCCATCGGAGTCTTTCAGATCCTTAACGTCTATATTTTTCCACAACTCAGTCTTGAAAGTTCGCAAGTGAGATGCTCTCCACTGATCTCGGCGGAAAAGATTATTATCAACAACATTATCTGGATATCTGGATGGCTCTACGCCGATCTTGCCGTTTGGATAATAAACATATGTCCCATAGGTCATCAAGCAATCGGTAACGCAATACTTTTCATTCAAATAAGACAGAACATGCGGGGAAGAAAGCCAATCATCTCCATCTAAGATAATGTTTATTGACTGGTCGTCTGTGCATTTATCTTGGAGTGTCGATACGATGTTCCCTAGGGCGTATTTTTTATTTTTATTAACTACAAGTTCAAAACGATCATCCCCGTCAATTAGTCGATTGACTACTGTCGTGGAATTATCAGTAGACATATCATCAATGATATAGCAATTGAAGTTGTTATATTGTTGGGCTTGTATACTTTTGATACACTTGGGGAGCCAACTTTCCGCATTATAAAAAGGAACGATCAAATTAAAATGGTTTTTTTCCTTCATATTTGACTTAGGAGTTCGAAGGTGCCATGCTTCTTCAACAGTGTTCCAAAAGTGACGAACTCTTTGTCTGAGGTAGGTCATTGTTCTTTCTCTACTCTGGAACCAACTTTCATTCTTGTGTTGTACATTGTCGTTCAAGATCAAATCGCAACCTAATAATTTTGCCTCAATGGTTAGCCTTGGGCATGTATCACCACCCGGAGGTGTATAAAGGAGCCCCTTAGAGACAGCAAGTTTTTTGAGAAGGTCATCATGAGAGAGACCCCAAACTAGTTCATATTCTAAACCTTTTTCCTCGGCTGTGCGGATAGACTCTGATCTGCCTTTGACCCAAGAGTCAGAGTTTAAAATAATCCATTTATTATTTTTATTTGAAACATCTAGATTTTGTATTTTGTCCAGTGTGTCGTCGGTAAAGACTGAACTCAGTACCTTTACGCTCGGGCAGTCTAAAAAAGGAAAGTTATTAATATAAATAGATTTTTGCTTCTCCGACATGAACCACATTACTTGGGCTTTTTTATAGAATGCGGATACTATTTTACCTTTCCTTTCGTTTTTGCAGTTACATTCACCTTGATGATGTATGTGCTTCTCGGGGGATCTGGCTATGCAAAACTTATAGTCATACTCTAATACAGAGTATTTTAGATTCTTAATTGCGTATAAAATACAGTTTTCCTTAAGATTCCCAAAATTACCAAAGACCCAAAACTTATCTTTGTTTTGGGCCATGAGGTTTTTGGTAACCATGTGACTATAAACCTTAATAACCGGTAGAAAACTTCCTTTGATTAAGGCTTCGGAGGTAAGTTCCGCACCTCCAACATAATCTTGCACGAACATATCGGAAACAAATACAATCATTTTAATCTTCTGCTAGTGACGCAAACAAATCTTCGATTTCTTGATCGGAAACCTCATCATCTTCGTGCACAGCCTTGCAAAATCTCTCATAAAGAATCTCTTCATTAAAATTTTCCAACAGCAACGTTTGAAGTTCTTTTGCTGTGTTTTTAACTTTCGTATAATTCTTATATGTATATCTTAGAGCCATCTTGTAGGATCCTTGATCTGCATATGCCCACAATGAATCTGCTTCGATGACTCCGGGCCAAACTGATCCTTGCTGGACCTGCGTGAGTGCGTATTCGACTTCTTGAAACATGTTCTTTCCATTGTAACTTAAAAAGTCTAAGTGACCAGACCACCCTATAGTTACGATAGGCAATGCCTCTCTCGCAGCCTCAAACATTGGCAAGCCAAATCCTTCACCATGTGCAATATTAACCAAAGCCTTTACTTTCTCATTGTTGTAAAGTGATGTCATCTGGCCGCTGGTTAAGTCTCCATGTAGCAAATACACTTTGCATTTTCTATTAGGATATTTACTAAGCAATGCTTTAAGTTTTTCATTGGTATGCTGCCTGTCCATAATACTATTTGACATTAGACTAGTCTTAACAATGAGTCCGACCTCTTGATCAATAAACTCTTCGACCCACCAAGAGATGGTGTTTTCAAAGTTCTTTCTGGGACTCCACTGACTCAAAGTCAGAAAGTTAAAATCATAATCCAAATCAATATCAAATGGTTCTGGTTCTGCTCTTTCTGTCATCTCATGCACTACTTCTATCGGAGTTCCTAATCTATAATGAATTTGTTGCCCGGTTTGAGAGTTGGTCGCCATTGCAGTTGTGTTTTTGTAAGTATCTTTTGCATGCTGAGATACTACCAAAATCTTATCCACTTGTTCATTGCCTTTCTGTAGCCAGGCAGGAGCAACTTTTGAAGTTTCAATACCAGCAGTATATCCAATATTGACTGGTGCGATTTTCTTCCATTCGTTCGGGATTGTTATTTGCAGCGATATATCTGCTGCTAGTTGCTTTTGGCCAAGTAGGACTGAAGTCTTTACGATTCTCTCGTCCATCCAGTCTCGGAACTCATTGTTTTCCCAAATCCAACCTGTTTTTCCCCACGGGATAGGAAGAATATAAATGTCAAACAAATCTTCCTTTGACCTCAAAGCCCTAAGGGCGAATCTTGACTGCTCTCCATAACCCGATTGGCTTAGGCATGGGGCGACAACTAAAATCTTTTTCTTGCTCATGCTACCTCCGCAAAATAAATTCCATTATAATTGGTTCTCGTTTGCCAAGAGCCATGTTCTTCATACACAGAGGTCATTAGGTCAACCCACTGTTGTTGGAAGTTTCTGAAATTATAGTTAGTAATAACGTGCTGTCTTCCTTTTTCTCCCATTGCTCTGCGTTCCTCTTTCGAAAGAGAATACATTTTAAACATGGCGCTGACAAACTGATCTTTGGAAGTTCTATCTTCATAGATATAAGGCACCTGCTGCGAGCCGATGATTGATTTCGACGTAGGATATAGCGGAAATCCAAACCATTCAGCCCCATCTGTTATTTGCTCTTGAAGCCCTCCGGTCATATTAACAACAATTGGAGTGCCGCATGCTAGCGACTCTAGTGTGGCCAAGCCAAAGCCTTCAGCATCTGAGATATTTACGGTGCAATCGCACATGTTATACATTGCTGCTAGCGCATCAGGTGATATTTTTTGACTTGATATCAAAACTTGGCGATCATTCAGTTCCAAGTTGTCCATTATTGCTTGCAAGTCTTGGCCATGTTGGTCTTTGGGATCAGTGTGCATGATCAACTGTGCTTTGTCGTGGCCGACTTTGTCCAAAAATGCTTTAAACCAATGAATCAAAGTTCCACTTTGTTTACGTCTGGCGTTTCTATTATTCCAGAAAACAATAAATTTGTCTCTATCCCCCTCTGGTAGATTGTCTCTTCTAAGTATTGCAATATCCTGATCGATGAAGGGCCTAAAAATATTAGGGTCTACGGCATGAGGGATATAAGTAGAATTGACACTCGGGGTAACAGTTTTGACAATATCATCTGTTACCTTTGATATAGTTGCAATATGGTCGTTGGAAAGATAAGCATTTACGTTGAAGTTTGGATAAGGATAGTTATCCCATACATGATAATAAACCATTGGCAAAAGAGGTCTAACTTCATTTTCCATCTCCCATAGCCAACCCCAAAATCTAGGATCTGTCATGAACCAAAGCATATCTGGCTGCTCGGTTCTGATAATTGAACGAATCATATCTTTTGTACCATACCCGTCGACTGGAATGATCTTCCATCTTTCATTCCATGGCTCAACTTCGATTGGATCATAATTGTGATGCTTCATAGCGCCACCCAGCGATATGATATCAAATTTGTCAGAGTTTAGCAACGCATGACAAACATACTTTGTTTGCGTTCCTACGCCAGAGGGTGATAAAGGGTGATCACTCAGGGTAAGAACTTTAATTCTTTTAGTCATTTATTCTCCACAGACTGTATTTGTGATGAGAGTCGCAACTACATAAGGATCACAATTTGCGTTTGGACGCCTATCTTCTACATATCCTTTACCAGTTTTTTCAACATGCCATGGAATACGCAATGATGCAGTTCTATCAGACACTCCCCATTTAAATTCTTGGTGTGAGCAAGTCTCATGCTCACCAGTTAACCGTTCTTTGATCCCATGGCCATAGTTTGCTATGTGAGCGTCAGTGTTTGAGCCCAAAGCCTCCACTGCTGCGATTACGGCATCATAAGATTCTCTCATTTCTTTTGTACTAAAGTTGGTATGACAGCCGGCGCCGTTCCAGTCACCAGTCACCGGTTTGCCCTCAAAAGAAACATCGACATTATATTTCTCAGCAGTTCTTTCAAGCAGGTAACGAGCGACCCACAAATGATCCCCAACAGATGTTGTTCCATTGGGCCCTACCTGAAACTCCCATTGACCTGGGCATACTTCGGCATTGATTCCGCCGATGTTCAAGCCTGCCTGTAGGCATAGAAACAAATGCTCTTCTGCGATTACTCTTCCAAATGCACGACCATTTCCATTACTACAATAGTATTCACCTTGTGGTGGGGGCTCGCCTTGAGATGGAAACCCCAAAGGTTTACCGCCAGACATGAGTGTATATTCTTGCTCAATGCCATACCAAAGTTCTTGGTCTTCGTATTTAGATTCAACCTCTCTACACGTATGTCTAGTGTTGGTCTCATGTGCGGTCATGTCTGTGTTGAACACTTCGCACAGAACCAAAATATTGTTGCCGCCCCTCAAAGGGTCTAAACAAGTAAAAACCGGAACCAAAACACAATCGCTTTGTTCTCCGGTGGCTTGCTTCGTTGATGATCCATCAAATCCCCAAATGGGTGGATCCATGTCAGTTGTGATCACTTTTGTTTTAGATCTAATCAGCGGGGTAGGATCAGTTCCGTCAATCCAAATATACTCCGCTAAACACTTTTCAGTTGTCATTTCTTCTCCTAAGGACAATGTTTAGTTCTTTTAAACTCACAATAATCGCAAGAAGTTCTCTTTTTAATATAATTGTGCTTCTTAATATTGTGCAGAGCCTGATTTAATAACTTGGAGGCATTATCGGTTTTCTTCGCCCCAGAGGTTACTCGGAAAATCTCAACATTATCTTTCTTCGCTGTTCTCTTGAGGAGGGCGAAGTGGGTTTCAACCATCTTGGGGTCAATATTATGCTTTTGGCAAAAGAACTTTTTATACAACGTAAGTTGATAGGTGATAAGTTTATCAGTTCTCTTCTCGGCTTTCCATCCCCAAGAGCAAGTTTTCCAATCAATAATATGATATTTTCCATCAGAAGTTTTTACTACTAAATCAATATAACCTTTGAAGTCATACTTGTCAAGTAAAAAATCATTTATTTTTTCAAAAAGTTTTTCCTCAACAGAGAAAACCTCGTAATCATCGAAGTAGTTGGCGAGTCCCGGAAGTATCAGTGGAGAGATTTTTTTTGCTTGATCTCTCATTTGTCCAACAAGTTCTGGTTGAAACTCAATTTTTCCTTTGAGGGCTTGGAGTTCTTTAAGAAACTCCATATCAAAATAATCTTCGTAATCCTCTTCATTGAGATTGCCCACAACTGAGTGTTCGCAAAGTGCATGCAATGCTTTTCCAAAGGCAGTAAATTCATTTCCAACAAACTTTACAACCTTATCAACGTATTTTAGTTTGTGTTTAAAAGGGCACTCAGCCCATATTTTAAGTTCAGAGTAAGATATATGCGGCATTAGCCCTCCATTGAGTTTAAAGATTGAATAGCAGAACAAGCAGCGGGACACATTTTCTTTAAGTTCTGGAAGTCTCCCATAAAGTATTCTTCAAAGCATATTGCAAAGTATTCCCTAAGAGAGGTGGCTGCATATGCTGACGGCATTAGCCCTTGGACCAAGTTGTTTAACTTGACATAGCCTACTTCCATATAAAGATAATCGTCAATCTCACGATCATAATCTATGTTAATCTTAAACTTTGGAGTGATATTGTGACCTTGCGCCTTGAGCACTGAGTATAATCTTCTTCTCTTGCCCATATATTCTCTCTCAATGGCACCATTGTAGATCTGATGGCCGTACTCTTTTTCACATGCATGGGCAAACTCGTGGATGATGTCATCTACGACATCCATTTCATTTTCTTGCTCGTTGGTCATGTAAATCGCACCATGTTCGTATATTGCGTTCACATCACGAGTTATCAAATGTTCGAACTGTCCGACATATATTACATCTACTCCCTTCATTAAGTTTCTAGGTATTCTAGAAGTGATATACCTTATTACAAAATTCATATCAATTTCATTTACAAAATTGTTTTTTATATATATGGGGATTCCATCCAAACTATATGAATCTTGCATTTGTCGGCTTCTTGTATAACTTTCTTGTATCCATGACACTTTTGCGTCCTCCTTATTATAATACTATTATAACATCGTGGGATTGATTTGTCAAGTGTCTTGAAGTCTTGCTATTAGAGGATCTTTGAGGCTAATGTAGCCAGTTGTGACCTCTCACCCTTTTGAAAGGTGATGTGCCCAGAAAGTGGGCTATTTTTGAACTTTTCAACAGCATACGCTAATCCATTTGATGTCTCATTAGTATATATGTTGTCGATTTGTTCAATATCTCCTGTGAGGATAATTTTTGTGTTTTCTCCAACTCGTGTAAGTATAGTTTTTACCTCGTGAGCCGTAAGATTCTGCGCTTCGTCGATTACGATATAAGCATTGGATATTGATCGGCCTCTTATGTAGGTTAGCGCCTCAATCTCAATGATTCCTTTCTCAATGTATTGAGATAACATCACACGATCATTTCCCATGACATGTTGTATATTGTCTTGTATTGGTCGAAGCCAAGGCAAGAGTTTCTCCTCCATTGTGCCTGGGAGGAATCCGATATCCTTCCCCATTGGCTGTACTGGGCGGGATATGAGAATCTTTTTATATTTTCTTTCTGCGACTCCGAGGGCTTGCTCTATCCCTCCGGTAATCGCCATCAATGTTTTACCCGAGCCGGCTCTTCCGATTAGTGATACGAAAGGCACCCGAGGATCCATGAGAAGATCCAGAGCAAATGATTGCTCTTTATTTCTTGCTACCACTCCCCATGACATATCCGGCTTCAAGACGGGCTTGACTGGGTTATTGTGGTTGTAGAAGCGACAGAGAGCAGTCTTTTTTTCATTTGCGGAAGAAATCATCATTACAAACTGATTGGGATAAAGTTTTACCCTTTGCTCACTAGCAAAGTCTTCGGAAATGTAAATGTCTTCTCCGGCATAAAATTGATCGACTGTCTCGTCATCAACTAAAACTTGTCCTACCCCAGAGTAGATTTTATCAGCATCTTCTGCTACTTGTTCGGTGAGATAATCTTCGGCAAGCAGACCGATACTATCAGCAATAACTCGCATATTGATATCTCTGGATACCATGATAGTCTTTCTTCTTGGCTGTTCCTTTTGCAATGTCATCGCCGTTGCGAGGATAACATGATCAGCAATCTTGGCGGTGAGGTCGCTGGGGAGGGCATCGACATCGATCTTATCGGCTGATATTGCCTTGACTATTCCTTTGCCCTTGTCAATCCTTACTCCCTTGGCAAGAGAGCCTTTCTCTCGGAGAGAATCAAAAATTTTAATTATCTGTCTCGCATTAAAGCCAACAGAATCTTGACGTTTTTTATGCTTATCGATTTCTTCCAATACCTTCAATGGAACAATAATGTCGTTGTTCTCAAAGCGGTAGATACATTGAGCGTCGGTTAGAAATACGGACGTATCAATGACGTAGTTTCTTTTAGCCATTTCTCTTCCTTATATGTTCTCTGATTGTCTTAACTAGACTTCTAGCCGTTCTTTCCTCAAGGTCTTCTTCGCCCGGCACCCTCAATGCAGCAGCAGCCTCAACTCCAGCGGCTGTGGCTTTTTGATCCTTGGAAGGTGGCAAGTCAGTTTCTTTTGGTTTTGCTTTTAATAATTTTTCCAATTCAGTCTTTTGCATGCTTCTGTTAAAACGTTTTTTCCAACTTGCGATTATATCATCAAAATCTCCAACGGGGTATTCGTTGTATAGTGCCTTATAATATTCCTTCGCCCTTGTCTCCAAAGGTTCTCCTTTGTAGGTCACCTTGGCCACAGTGAGTTTATCTAGCATGTTCTGTGCTCTCATTTTTACCGTGCGGTACAATTTTCTAGCCTGTTTGGGACCTTCGTTTAGTGTTGGAATAATATCAACGACTTGTTCCATGCTCGCATCGTCAGGGAGACTTAGCACTTTTTCTAGAAAGTTAACTGTCTTGAAAACCAAACTATCAAAAACAACTTGTGGCGATTTGGCGACTTCTTTGTTAACATAAGTTGACATCTTGTTAAGAGCGGCTATCAACGAAGATATAGAATCAACTGGTGTCAATAATCTCTTAAGCGGCTCAGATTTTATCTCAGGCCATTGAGATATTTTAGCAAAATCTTTTTTTCTTAAAGTGTTGGCCTTGGCCTTCTCTATTATCAGCGATGTTGCAAAATACATATACGCCAGTTCGTCAACAATCGTAGGGTTCTCAGGTAAAGTAAAGTCTCCGTTGGATTCATTTTGAGGCTCTTTAGACTCCGGAGGGGTTGGTTCTCCAAAAAAACCCTTTATGATTTCTTTGATTTCATCAGCCTTATCACCAGTAATGATATCAACGGCAGGCGTTTCTTTTATTTTCTCTGCGGCTGCGGCTAGTTTAGCCACTTGGCTACCGTCAACTATTACCTTGTCCTCAAGACTAGTGATCTCCAATCCTTCACCAGGCTGGATAACTGCTGCTACTTTATTGGCCACTGCTTCAAAGTATGCTAAAAAAGAATTGATATCCGCTATTCGGTCCTTCTTTCTGTATTGAGGCAATATATCTTCCGGAGCACCTTGCAGAGCGTCTGCGTATTCGGTGCCTTCTTTCTGTGCCTTGCGAAAATAGAGGCCAAGTTTTATGATCCTTTGTAGTTCCCCAGTTATCTTCTGGAGGTCTGTCAACTTCACTCCGCTCTGAGCCTCGTCTAAATCTAATGCTAACTTCTTATTGTAGTTACGCATTAACTGCTGGGCTTTGACCAAAATATTTGTCCCGCCCATGATAAAGTAACTTAATAGACCATAGGGGCTACCCTCTTTCTTTGTTACCTGCTTTTGCTGTAGTAAACTAGAAATCTTTTGCTTCAGACTATTATATGCTTGAGTCCATTTCGGCTCTATTTGTACTTTATGTTTTTCGACCCAGCCGGAAAATTTACTCTCTATGTCTTCTATTGTTTTATCTGCTTGAAAATACTCTTGTTTTTCCATTTGGGCTTCAAAATTTCGAAATGATTCCACAAAATCAAAATTTATAAATTCTTGGGCAGACTCTGAGCCTTTTCCGTCTCTTTTTTCCACTGCTTTAGATGCAGCGATTATCTTCTGCCTTAACGCTTGGCTTCTAGTAGAGAGGGCCTTTTTAAGATCGGAGGTATCCCCATTAGACTCTTTAATAAGTGTCTTGATGTATTGTCTAAAAATCGTCATTATACAACTATAGTCTCTTTCTCTTGTTCTGCTGCATCAGATCCTGTTGGTGAATCGTCAAGTTCATCAGCGGCATTGGTGATATCTTTCGCAGCATCAGATTGAGAGCCTGAGGCTCTCAGCATTTTATCTATCATATCAGCAACTACTTGGATTTCAGATGAGGAGAGCCTCATTTTTTGGCTCTCTGGGCTTAGTAGATAGTCATGCTTTTTTTTAAAAAATGCGGCTAAGTCAGATTTGCTAAATGACTGTTGTGACTGCTCAGAAAGCACTGACTCAAGTTCTTCTCTGATAATTTTTTTTAATGTCTGCTTTGTAATCTTCATATATCTCTCTCCACACCATAAATAGAAAAATATAATAGATTTATCTTATTATTATTGTTTTAGTCGACTTTTTGATTGCTTGATAATCATCTCGTACAGTTTGGATATCTGTGGGTCTTGTCCCATAAACCACCCCATAGTGCAGGCTGATGCCAACTCATCTAGAGGAATGCCTGCGTCGGATGCCTCCTTGCATTTCAGAATCAAAGCGTCTACGATATAAACTAGGTCACCAGATTTATCATTCTCTATTCTTTCGAACAGTTTTTCTGTGGTTCCAAATTCAAATTTCTTTTTCATGCTATTTCCCCAGTTACAAACGCTCTTTTCTCCCAACGAGCCTTGTTGACAAGGTTAGAGGATGATTCTACTTTATCTCCTCCGATGTTCCACAGCAGTTCGATACCGAGTTCGTTACATACGTCCATCTCTGGTGTGTTGTTGTCTTTTCGATCTCCGCCATTAGCGAAGGCATCTGGCTTCATTCTGCGGAGGGCTTCGCAAACTGTATTATCGGAGTCGTCGACACCAGCCACAACACGAACCCCTTTGATGTTGCCCATAATATATGCTCTATCTTCCCAAGGCATAAACACATATCCTTTCTTTCTCATCAGCCAATCATCTGAATTGATTATTACCATAACAGAGCCGAGTTTGGAGGCTTCTTCGATCATTTGCACATGACCTTTGTGCACAGGGTCAAAGCCGCCAGAGACAGCAATAATTTTTCTTTCCATTATAACTCCTAAAATAAAAATGGTTCCCAATCTTCCGGAACATTAAGGTTCCTATAAAAGTCCAATATCCCCACCTTGGGAGGAATGGGGATATTTAGTAAAGGCATATTTGCTTGTTCTGGAGTTCTGTTTGCTTTCTTGCTGTTGCAACTATGACAAGCGGTAACTATATTGTTCCACTCTCTGAGTCCGCCGCAACTTTTTGGTATTACATGATCCATTGTGAGGCTCTTGTATTCAAAATAATTATTACAATATTGGCAAATATTCTTATCTCTCCAAAATACATTTTTTCTTGTACAGTTTAAAAACAAAGGTCTTTTTCTAACGTATGTATTGAGAACTATCACTGAAGGTAAATCTTCATCGTAATATCTAACTCCCTTTGCTCTACCAGTATAACACATTGTATAGCCTTTAAAAGAATTGATAACCTCTATTGGCTTCCAAGCAGCATCAAGTTTGAGGGTTGGACGCTTTCCAAAATACTTCCGCATATATCAATTAGTTTTTGCTGATATCAATTTTCCTGTTTGTGAATCAATGGGTAGTTTTTCTTTAATAATATCCATAAGATTGATACTATTCAAAAGACTAATGATCTCATTATACGCTCTTTTATAGTCTGGCTCCATAATGACTTCGGTTTTCCCACCATGTCCGTGAATAGCGTGCACTTCACCTATGTTATCATAAATAGTAACGGAAGGGTGCTCACTCAACCATGTGAGGGCAACCTTCCCGTTGTCAAAGATGAAACCTTGGGCAATCCGGCCTGTGCCGCTTATGCCGCTTTCATCCTCTGTGCGATTTAAATAAAACATCTTCATAATTAAATCCAATCAAAATCATCTTCAGTGTCTTCTGTTGGAGGGGTGTCTACTTCTTCTGTCTCTTCTTTTTCTATTTTCTCTTTATCTAACTCATCAACAAAAATCTTAAATTCTTTTAAAATTTCTTTCTCTTCCTTCTTGTAAGAAATAAAACTTAGCACAGTCATAAAAGAATCAAAGAAACTTGCCTCGCCCATTGGAAGAAATTCTAATGTGTTGTTTCTTATTTTAACAGCCAAGATTGGATCCATATATTTGGATTCTATGATTATGTTGTCATCCCTGTAGTCACTGACGAAGGCTCCGGCTTTGTTAATAAAATCACTCAAATCTAAAAGATAATCTTTCTGTTCTTGACGACTAAGATGATCCAGTTTGATACCATACGTCAATGCTCTATGTATCAAATCTGGTATTTTAGCATATTCTTTTACTTTTGTCATTTACAAGCCTTTTAAATATAACTAGGTCAGCAGTGGATAAATATTTTCCTTAATGATCTTAATGGTTTGCTCTGGGTTATTGGTTTGCCATGCCGTAGGATGAAGACTACTATATATCTCATAGTCATTGCCATTCGCATAACATCTGTCGCCGACGAAAAATTTATTGTATCCTTTGAAAAATTTAAGACAATAAGTCTTATCCCAGCCCTTCGGGTAGATATCAAAAGAAGTATCTCCTCCAAGTTTGCAGACAATAGAGTCATCACGTATCAATGATACAAGTCTCTTAAGATATTGACCCCTCAGTGTTATATTATCACTAAAGTTGTTATCCATGTTTTCAAATATTTTTCTATGTATTGGCTTTGCATTTCTTCCGATTGGGCACCAATTTATCATTGAGCCCCGATAGTTAACAAAGTGACCAGTAAGCGGAATTCTATTATCTGCCATATGGCATTGCTGTTCAACGATGATCCGCATTAAATGAGAAAATTTATCTTCGCCCAAATGATTCTCCATATCAATAGCATGGAGAGGTTGCCAAGAAGTGCCCTTCAATTTATAATATTTTGTGCCATTACATGGCAACCAATGTATTTCTCTCGCCAAGTTGTAATCTTGTTCTATCAAAGGTTGCATTTGTTGTTGGACGTAATCTAAATCACTACCGGTTACCACCCCAATATGTGCTCTTTCATTTTGATCAAACAACTCTCGCAAAGTATGTATCATTGGCATTCCGATAGAACGGCGAGCCTCTGTCAAGGTGCCGTCCATATCGAAAAGGACAATGTTTGATTTCTGTTGATTCATGTATGTTATCCTCTTACCGTAACTCATTAACTAGCCCTGAAGGCGTAGACAACGCCTCTAAACGCTTTGCGATGGATCACAAAATCAACTCCACCGCCTTTTTCGCTAAAAGAAACGATTGAGTTGCGACATCGTTCCGCTATCTTAGAAACATCAGCAGCCATTGCCCAGACACGAACCACATTATCATATCGTTTGTCTGAGTTATTGTCTATAAGGATGCTCTCGGTTTCATCATCACCTTGCTTGCCTTTATATTTTTCAATCAAATCATCTATAGTCATATTACCTCCGAAGTTTAACTATGATAATAGTATAACCTCAAAACAATATACTGTCAACCCCTCTACTTCATTTTTATTCTTTCTTTCTTTGGTTTTTGGACCTCATAGGCATCTACCGCCCTGACTGTGTCGATGCAGATAGCGGTTGGATGGCGGTACAAATTAAAATTTAATTTATTTTGAGTTAGTACGGGCTCTCTGACTACGAAGCGGTGACGCTCCCAATAGGTTTCTCTATCATTTTCATGACGGCGGACGCACTCCACCTCAACTCGGTCCTTGAATTTTTCAACATCGACCTTCTCGCAATCCCACTCTTCTAAACGATTGACCAGCCCTTGAACACAAATGCTGTCGTGAACACCTTTAGAGTTTAAATAATCGTGCCAATCCTCTCTGACTTCTGCCTTTTTGACGGCACACCCCATTACAAGGGGAAATAAAATTATCCTCCACATAATACAAATCCTCCTATTTTAATTAGGATTTTCGTATTATTTTTATAATATGAAAGTCAAATACAAAAGTTTCATCTTCTTTTGATAACTTAACTTCATTGTTCCTGAGACATTTTAAACTGTTTTGATCTGAGGTAGTTCCCCACCAACCTAAGTCATCTTTTCTTGTGAGTTTGATCTTAACTTTGCAGTGGCAAAATGAATCCGCTAATATAATGTCACCAGGTCTAAGTGTTACCTGATTCTTCATCTTGAAAATACTTTTCAATTTGGAACTTTTTAACTTCAGTCGAAAACTCCGACTCATTAAGCCCCAACATTCTCGCAGCCTCTCCTTTAGTACGACATGCAGACAGTGCATATTTGAGACATGCTTCTTTTACTATATATATTAAATTCTTATATATAGGTATATTATATAACTTATTATTAATATTATAAGAAGATAATTCTAATTTTAATGCTATTATCTCCTCTATGGTCAAGGTGTTAAGCATAACCTCAAAATCATCAGTGATCTTCTTTTCTTTTTTTAATTTATTTCTAAAGGAATAAAAATAGTTTTTTCCTTTGTAAGAACTTAATTTCTTTTTCCAAAACATTTTATTTGACAAGTGTCACAATCTAGGATATAATCTATATACCACCCTTTGCTTGTTCATATTCCGGAGTTGTAGGTTCCTCAACGGTAACTTGCAATTCGTCTTCAAACTTATCAAAATATAGCTTGATATTTGTTATCAGGTAAGAGATAAAAGTTTTTCTATCCTCTTCGTTCGCTAAAGAATCAAATGCATCTAAGATGTATTGTTGAATCTTTTTGTTTGTTGCGAAGGCCATGTTACGTCCTGTTTCATCTTGCCCCTCAATTCCAAATGCTTCTTCTTCGGAAGGTTGATCATCATCTTCAACCGGGATCATTTTGTCCTTATCGGCAGGAGAGTCATCCTCAATGTCAACCTCAAGTTCATCTAACAACTGAAATTCCTCTGTAAGTTCAGTAGATACTTGCAAATCCTCAGGACTTGGTTCGTCATCTGGTTCTTGGAGCAGCACTGAATCGTTACCTTGCGGCTGTGCGTTTACGATAGAGGGCATAAGAGAATCTTTAATGGCCTTGAGCATATGTGCTCGGAAAGAATCCCTTTGCGCTTTGTCAGTCGTTAATCGTTTATAATCAGTTCTTAAAGTAGGGACAACCTTTTTCAAAAGATCTTCCAAAGTGTTTATACCAGTTGATCGACTTGGATGCATATCAGAGATATCACTCTCTTTAATCAATTGTCGAATGATCTCTCTCAGTTTCAGTTCTTCGTTTAAAACTTTTTGCTTTTGTTCGCTGAGGATGGATTTAATTTTATTGTTGATATATTTTCTCAACTGTTGTTCGACAACTTTATCTTCCTCGGACAGTTCATTTTCTTCTTCAAGATTGTCATCGTCCACTGGTGCGCCTTCTACTGCACCGGGAGCACCGGACATAGCGCTCATTTCCATAACAGTTTCTATTGCTTTATCTAAAGAACTGTTGCTCATGTTTATTCACCTTTTAAAATTTTCATTACTTGATTGTAAATTTCTTCTTCCAAATGACCAGCAGAGTCTGCTCTGTGAGATCTTCCAGCATCACGACCTTGTTCTCTGTCGTCGTCACCACGATCTCCGGCTCCTTCTTCTAGTTCTTCCTCTTCATCCAGTTCGACACCTCGGCCCTTCAGGATATCTGCTTGGGTTACTTTGCCATCCCCGGTCAGATCTGGGAATTTCTTTTCCTCAAGTTCTTGCTCTTCGTTCTTGTCATCGCGACCAACACAGTGGGCCTCATCGACATTGGTTTCTTCCTTTAGAAGGCCAAACTTTTTCATCAACAAACGGTTAAGTTCGTTATTTTTCCATTCTTTTAGTGACATATTAGTACCTCTCTCACTATAATTAGTAGCTTTATAACTATCTTCCCAATCTCTAAAACACATATTGCCCTTAAGATAGGCTTCTTTCTCCATATCCCTCAGGTGTGGATTTTTCTGTGCATATCCTGGGCCATGATAATTATTTTTTACACAAGCCGAGGTCCAATCTGGATGGCCACACTCTGAATCAGGCTTTGATAGAGAACCTTTCTCATTTTGCATATGATGAACCAGTTCATGTGCTATTGACCTTAGGATATCCTTAGCGTGCCTTCCATCTACAAATACGTGTATTTCGCCAAGTTCTGGGTTGTAATAGGCTGTTTTGCCTAAAGTCTCTTTGGCGTTTTCTGAATCAGATCTTAATAAGATTGATGGAGTCTTATTGATTGATAATCTTTCTTTGGCGAACAGTGTTAGGCTTTTAAGCATGTCTTCGAAAGATCGATCTAGATTAGAATTATTGGAAATATTGATTTTCATATTATTAATTAGTCTTTTTGATTCACTTTCTGCAAACAAAAAACATTTACTTCGACTATAATGTCATTTTGGAACGGCAATACTCTAGCATACGTGACAGAACGACCACCAACAGTCTCTGTTATGACATTTACTAGCACTCCCTCGTATGTTTCTCTTAAAACAGTTCCGTCCGACAACAATTTCCAGCCTTTCCAAGCAACAATGTCTCCATTTTTAAAATGAGAGGCCATTCTATCACCTAAACTGCGCTTTTTATCTAATAATTGACTCTTCAATCCAGCAACAATGCCCCTCTTTTAGCATCTGGGACATGATAACATCCGCAGTTTTTTGATTATATGGTCCCATAATATGCTTTTTGGGGCCTATTTTGGGGTCACTTTTGTCAATATAGTGCACATAAAAGACCATTTTTTTGCTGTAAAACGTCTTATTTTCGGACCCAATGGTCATATAATTGGGATTTTTCCAATCTTTTTGGAAATATTTATCGTTTTTTTTCATTTTATTCCTGTATTCCAAGCAATTTTGAGCAATAAACACAATAATGTGATCTCAAAACCACAAATTACGTAAAAAAGAAGCCAAAAAAGCCAAAAAGCAACGGCTTTAGCACTATAAATAGCCGAATCGGCCCATTTATCTTCAAAATTAACCATATTTCACCTCAATTGTATCCAATAAGTTCAATTTGCTCTTTGGGAACAAGCAAAATAAGCCCAGAATAGAAAATATGGGTAGTAAAAACGTACATTCGACCCTCTGAGTCCTCTTCAAACGGTAAAAGATAGTATTCAGCCCTTCTTGGGACCTCAACTGGCTTCTTATCTACCAGAGAATAGTAAAATCCTCTTCCTTCACCGGCTAACATGACTGCGACAAGGCTATTTTGCTCTCCTTTGGACAATAAATTGGCAATTTCTTTCGCTACGCTCTTAAAATCGGTTATTTTGTTGCCCATATAGTTAACTAGTGGCTATTCACCGCCACCGCCACCATCTCCACCGCCATCTCCACCGCTATCAGTGTCATAATAGCCACCATATGGCCAATAGGACCCTACACGACGGGCACGACTGCGCTTCTTTTTCTTTTTTTTCTTCTTCTTTTTCTTTTTTTTCTTCTTTTCGTCGATATTGGAGTTGATTTTTACTTTAATTTTTTTTTTAGGACCGGATTGGTCCTCTCCAATGGCTCCAAAGCCCGGAGGTGCGCTCTTTGAGCGGTCTAAATCGGTCTTTTCGAACCCTTCGCCACCGCCTGTGTCTTTATTGGGGCCTGTATCAAGCAAACGAGCCTTTTTAGCCCTGTGATCTTTGGCATATCTTAACTGTGCGGGCTCACTTTGTTCAAAAATGTCGCCTTTTGGCAGCATATCTACTGCTTTTTGAAGCACAGTAGTAGAATGCTTGAGGAATTCTTCTAATTCTTCCAAATCAACCCACTCATAACTATCGTTTTCTTGCAATTTCTGTAGGTGCAGGTTGACTTTAGGCATTGATTCTCTCATCTTACTAATATAAATATGAACATTTTGCTTTTGTCCCTTCCAATCAAAGATAAAGGAGCCAATTTTTTTATCAAAAGGCAAAATCAAACCAGTTTCTTCCGCAACTTCTCTTTCCAAGCCGTCAGAATAGCCATGCTTTCCCCTACCGCACTCAATTCCTTTAAGATGTCCACCGGGTAAGTCCCACAGATTGTTTCCATCGCCCCTCTCAAGGATTAAAACCTTGTCATCTCTGTCAAATATCATAACTTTTGCGACTTCATTGCAGTCATCGTAGAAATCTAATGGACTTTCATAAGGAATTCCTGCATTTTTGAGACTGATCATCTCCTTGACATCATCATCCCAGTGTAATTGGCTACCTATTTGCCTTAATACTTGAAGTTTGGGTTGACTATCGGTGTAATATAGCCTGTTGGGGAGAAAATATCCGTCAAGTCCTAATCTTTCAAGGTGTTTGGGTATGGTATCTTCTGGAAATAAACCCTCTTTCGATTTTATTCGGGAGGTTACGATAAAAACATCGTCTCCAAGACGAATGTGGTCTCTAATTTTGTCAACTATGTCGTTATTATAGCCTTCAAATGTATATTCTACCTCTCCATCTACGATTTCCATTGAGGACATCGCAATTGTGTTGTCAAAATCAAAGGTTATCGTCGCCATTTTTCTCTCCAATGGGTACTAAAAGTTTTTTTGACACGTCAAGAGTGTACTTAAACCTTTTTTTACCTTTATTAGTTAGTGCTCCAACTTTATAAAAATCAAAATCATCAAGTATTGTTGCTTTCTGAGGACAATTTTCTTTGCCGCTTTGGTAAAAACAACATATTTGTCCTACAACCTCTGTGAAGAGGATGGGAACACATGCCTTGGGCACCCGTTTAGCGTGAGCATTGTATGCTCCGATCTCATGCCTGAGGTTAAAGTTTTTATTTTTCATAATGTGACCCTCATAATCATGATAAGCGCGGAACATTGTGTTCCATATCAAACCTTGTTCGCCCACCCAGACAGGATGTTCGGCATCAATGGTAGAGACATACATAATACCTTCATCAGCAACCCTCTGCCTCAGGTCATTCGCTGAAGTATACGGATGCTCAGGCACAAATTCGAACTTGATTCGTGAACTCAGTCTCTTAAACTCTCCCTCAAGCCACTCACCAAGTTTAATATAAGCCGGCTCAAGTTGCGAGGACATATTAGGGGCACTATTATAAGCCTCTGCGACGAGTTTGGAGTAAAGCCACCATCCATTTTTCCCTTTTTTAAGCATCAGGGCTTCTTCAAGTTCTTGTTCGGAGAGGTACCCTCTCCAATTTTCCATTAATTGTTTCATTTATTTATTCTCCAATACTGAATGGGTTATTTCGTCTTCATACCACCCAGCAATATGATCTGTGATGACCATATCTTTGTTGATAATGTAGTAAGATGGCCATCCTGTAACTAAATAGGCATCATTTATGATATCATGATCACCAACTAATACTGGATCTACAATATTATTTTGCCTTGCAACAGCAGCACAGTCTTCAACAGTGACTTCTGACCCGGTTTTGTTTTGAAAAATTATTGTGAGCCAAGTGATATCTTGATCCCCTAGTTTATTTAACAAATTGCTTTGACCTCTGAAGGCTTCTCTGCAAGTCACACACCAAGAAATAGTCAAATCAAGAATAACAATGTCGCCATGATAGTCCGAAAGCGATCTTTGTTGTCCGTGTTGATCCGTTAGTTCAAAGTCACAAGCAACATCGCCCAGTCCGTAACCACAAGAGCAACCAGTGGAGGTTAACAATACTAAAAAAAGAATAAACCTTATAATATTATAACACATTTATCGCTTTTTGTCAATAATAACCTTAATCTTTCTCTTGTTTTCGCTCAACGGAGGAGGAAGTGGCCCACCTTCTTTAAAGTTGCCCACATCAACAATCACAATATCACCCGTACCAGTGCGAACGAGAGCATTTTTATCATGAACATCGTGAGGTATGATGCCAAAATCATTGATAAGGGCATTGATAGCCAACATCAACGAAGCAGCACCTGGCTCTGCGTCTTCGATTTGTTGATCGGAGTAAACATTGTCATATACAACGTTAACTGCCGACGTTGTTCTGATTTTTAAAATCAAATCATTGATTGCATACTTGACCATTTCTGGAAAGTCTTCTTTGTTCTGTGCTGCGGTGTATGCTTCTTTAACCAACAGTGCCACCATCCATGATAATGTTAAGTCCGCCTTTAAATCCTTTAGCAAAACCGACAGTGTTTTTGCCTCAATCGCTCCAAACTGCAACAAATCAGAAATAATTTCTCTAGCGTTCTTTTTAGCGACTTCTTGTTTAGCATTGAGTATTCCACGAGAAGAGCCAAGAACTTTCTTAATAATCTCATCTTGAGTATTGATATCAAGAGAGAAGTTCTTTAAGAATTCTTCCATCAATTTACTGAATACTTTGGTGTCAAGCATCATATTTTTGACTCTGCCTGTTAGGTCTGTCTTCATCAAACCAGCATCATCACCATAAGCGTCTTTGTACATCTTATCGATATCTTTCATTGATCGATCTGGCCTTCCAACACGATACACAGACTCCGGCCCTTGCAAGAAGTCTCCGACCACACTCATCCCAGCAGAGGACGGGTCCAATAGTTCCATTACAATAACAGCATGATCATCAGTTTCAAAGATGTCGTAAACTTCCGGAAAGTGTCTTGCAATATATTTATTTTTTTTACGGGCATCATTGATAGTCACGTAATTTTTAATTTCTTTTTTTGCGTGTGAACCGCCCTTGTCAATAACTTTAACAGCGGCGTCTCTATATTTTCCTTTACCTTCGGTCGCTCTGAACACTGTACCGAAGTTTCCTTGGCCGATTTGCTTTATCTGTAGGAACTCTAGATCTTCTACAACTTTTTTCCTTCGCTCTTCTTTGGATGGGATACGATCCACTGATCCGCCAATGTATAAATCATCATCCTGCTCTGCTAGTTCTTTAGCCTTTTCTGTAGCGGTGGCATACATTACATTTTTCCAATCATCGCCATATTTCTTCTTCATGTAGGCTTTGTTGTCCTTCATGCCCATGACGATATCTTCTTTTTTCTTTTTCTCGGCCTTTGTTAATTTTTTTTCTTTTAAAATTTTAACCTTCATATCAAAACCTCGTTACAACATAAATAGTTAAATCGCCGTATCTCCATCATAATAATATGCTATTTCTACCAAAGCGCCTTCTGGCGGTACCACATCAAAGTATACAATGTTCTTTACATCGTCGAAACGCCAATCGGTGAAAACTGCGCCGTTTACGAACACTGTTAGGTGCTCTGGATCCAAGGGCCGATAGGTCAGTTGCAAACTCTCTTTGGGGACCATCTGATCCGACGCAGCAGCCACACCAGCCGTCCAGTCTTCCGAACATATATCAATAACGTTGCCGTTGAAAAACTCGGTAACCTCAATGTATCGACTACCAGCCCAGTTTATAGAATGGTTGCAAGACGACTCATCCGGTGGCAAGTTTACAATTGATGACATGTAAACATTGTTCCTCTCTCGTGCTACCCATTCTATAAAATCTTGAGTATAAAAGAAATTTGAACTTTGATCATCTTCGTCAGAGACAAACACAACCAACAACCCAGCATCTTTTCTCATCCAAGTGTCTGCATAAGAGCCCAACACTATATATGAAAAAACAGAGTCCAGCCCTGCCTCTAGCCAGCCATGATTGATCCTGACATACATCTCCTCTGCCTCGGTGTACGTATCCCCTGGCACAAGTGGAAACTGCTGCTCAAGCAGAGACCCATTTTCATCAGTACTAATCATTGCAAGTCGCCAACCAGATGCCGGCAGGCTGTTCATCATCGCTTCAATGCCCAACAACACTCTTTCTTTGTCATCGGTCATAGAACCAGAGCCATCAATGACCCACAGAATATCAATTCCATTGGAGATTATTGGCTGATAAAAAGAGTCAACCCAAATGTTCTCCGCTATAACTTCCTCGGTAATTTCCTCAACTACAATTTCCTCTACCTTGTCGTAGTGAAGCATGGTGTCCGGGGCACAACCAATTAAAAAAGACAACAACCACACATCTTAACCCTCCTTAAATAAGTAGAGTCTTGGTGATTGTTGTCCAAAAACAGGAGAAAATAAAAATGCTACTCGGAGATTCTAACCACTAGTGAAGCATCATCGGAACAATATCCGTCGATAAATCCGCAAGTAAAACAAAACATTAACCAACATGCAAAAGCTTTCTTTAATGACATTAGAACCTCCAAGTATATATATTATAACATACTGAAGACTTTTGTCAAGTTATTTTTATATTTATTTTTTTATTTTCGTTAATAACTTCGGCATTCTTTAGTTGCTGTGCTTTTTCATATGCATCTAAGAGAAATATTTCATCTGAAAAACCAAGCTTTTGCATTATTTCTTTTCGTCGACCTGCGTCCATGTTAGGAAGTTCGGCCATTTGTGGTTGCGCTAATATTTTTAATTGGTATAATTCCAAAGCAATAGACCAGTCTGGTGGTAACATAGGATAACCAACGCCGGGAATCGGTCCATCTTCCAAGGTCGGCTGCGGGGACTCTACATCATCCGGCCAATAAGGCCCTGGATAATAATCAAAGCCATAGTCACTAGTAGCCCAAGTCCCTGTGCTTTCGATTCTTTTCCTCAAGGTCTGAAGATCTGCTTTGCCGTATTGCTTTAGGAGTTGTTCTCGGTAGCCTTTGGCTGGAATGTTCCTACCGGGTATCATATAATCATCGGGAATTTGATCTGGTGATACAAAAATAGCCGACATGCCCTGAACTGTGAATGGCGCGACATCCCAGATGGGATTGATCTTATCTCCCGGCACAAGCCCAGGCATCATGTTTTGTGGCTTCCCTTTGCCAACAGCCATTTGGATATCGCCGGTTCCACCCTTGTCTTTTTTCTGCTGTGCCATGCGTCCGGCGATCTTACCCCAAAAGGAAGCAGCAGCACCAGTTCCGATAATACCAGCAGCCGAAGCACCAAACTTTTTAAGGAACTCTCGGCGGCCTAGTTGTTTTTCCAAAGCCTTAAGGCCCTCTTCCGCCTCAACCTCTTCGGTTTCTTGTTCTATAATTTTTACAAGATCTTCTTTTGTGAACTTCATTATTCTTTCCTTTGTAATCTTTCCATTCTCTCTTCTTGATATTTGTCTCTCATATTTCTCAAACCTTCTTCAATCAGTCTTTGATTTTCTTTTAAAAGGTCTAACATCTCTCTGTTGATAGCATCATATCTTTCTTGAAAGTTTTTCTTTGTCATATGGTTGTTATAAATCAACGACGCAGTCCAGAGTCCCAATACTCCGTATTGCGACAATGCTTCAAAAATGAACTCCATTTCATTTGCCCTCCTTACACTCCTTTGGTAAATAGGACTTTGGTTCCTCTTTGTACTTGTCAAGTTTAGGCTGTTCCCATTTTAGTTTAGGACAAAACTCTTCTTTATCTTTTTTGTCTTGGAGGAAATATTCCAATGCCTTTACATCATTCTTCATGTCGCCAACATCTTTTGTAACAGGCTGCACATATAGCATTAAAGTTACCCACATCATTTTGTTACCAGCACCTCAATGCGACCTAGGGTGCCTTTCATGTATTCAATATCTTTTTCTACACCAATCAGAGCACGAGCGTTTGCTTCTGCCTCTGCTACTTGGTTGCCTAAGTTACTAACTTGGGTCTCTAGTTCGATAACTCTTTCATTCATCGACCACACCCACCCTGCTAGCGGCATTACCAATGCGCCGAGAGCAACAGTGAAAATTTTCCATATCCATTCTTTGTTCATTTTGTTTTTTCCTTGATCAACTGATCAAATAAGATCCGGTCAGACCCCTTCATCAATGGCTGCTTTTTCTTGCCACTGGTGTGAAATATCATTCTTCTCAATAGGTCCGCCCTTGGCCCATGTTCGACAGGCTCTTGCCGAATGGCACTTGAAGTGATGCATCCAGCAATAACCAAGTATACCATCTTTATCAGACACAGGTCCCGGCATACATTCAATCATTCTTGGAGATATATCAAAAGCAACACAGTTTGAGCACAAAGACTTCTTCGCAGCATCAATAGTTGTGTTCCAATACTCGGCAATGTCTTTCCAATAGTCACCAGGCTCATCAACATTGAGTGGGCCATATTGTATATGCTCGGCATGAATAGCCGCATCTCTATTTTTCGTATTTAGTTTAAGATCTTGAGTAGCCATTGGACAAGCCATTTCCATTGCCTTTTTTATTGCTTTTTTAATTTTAACTCTAATCATAATAAGTTACCACTTTTTGCAAGACCAATATCTTGCCTTTGTTTTAGGCCCAGGGTTATCACAGTTGTGGCGTGCACGAAATGATTTACGACGTTTTGGGTTTGACTTTTTGATTTTCATGTTAGGGTCGCCAAAGTTAACCTTCTTGGCTTTAACTCTACCATCTTTGTCTTTTTTTCCGGAATTGACGTACACTTTAAATTTTTTAACATCACCACGCATGGGCTTGTTAAGTTTTACTGTGCGACCTTGATACACGGCCTCTTCTAACTCTTCTTCTTTTACAACTTTGATTTCATCGCCGTCATCCAAGATATAGTCGCCATCTTCATGCTGCCCAACATCTGGATTGTCATCTAGTGCTTTTTTAATATCTTTTGCTGGTTCGTCAACTGCTTTCTCAAACGGAGCCATACCCGCTGCTCCGCCTTCATCTCTTAAGATATCTTCCAGTTCTTGCTTTTCCGCATCAGAAAGTTCTTCTTCGTTTACACTCTCATCCTTTGGTTCCCCTTCTCTCCAATTGGCTGCGCCTTTCTTTCGGCACTGCACCAATCTTCCAGAAGCATAAGCGCTAGGCCAAGCCCCTCCCTTACGTTTAACTGCTGCTTTAATCTTCTTATAGCATGCATCTTTTTTTGCTTCTTCTTGCATAATATTTTGAAACTCTTCTTCAATTATGCGATCTATAATCTCATCAGTTATTTTCATTTCTTTTTCCTCTTTGCTGCTTTTTTGCCCCACTTTTTTCCTTTACCTTTGCTTTTGCATGCTGATGCTGTAGGGCGACAAGCAGGGTATTTAGATCTTTTTTCACCTTTTTCTCGGCCACAGGCTTTGTAGCCAACTTTTTTACCATCTTTGTATTTAGGGGCATTACAGTCAACCCATCCACCTTTTTTTCCGGGAGCACCTTTGCGGCCAAACCATTTGCGAAGGTCTTCTTCCATCATAAATAGTTCCATGAACGATTGAGCATCTACGCCATCAGGTAAAAATTTAACTATTTGTTCTTGGTTGTTGGTTGCTATTGCATTACGGAAGTCCGTAGCGCTCATGTTCTCAAAACTAGGAGCAGGTCCCGGATCAAAAGCATTCTCTCCACCAGCCTTATCAAATCTCGCACCATACGCCGAGTCCTTTTCAGAATAGCCTATACCCACCGCAACTTCCCCAGATTGGGCAAGTTCTATTGCGTCTCGGAACGGACTCTCCCAACTACCGCCACCCTTCTTTGTCCTTTGAGTAAGATCGAAATTAAAGCGAAGTCTAGATGGATCCGCGAATACTCCAGCGTCTTTGTAGAGTTCAAAAATCTGTAAGGCAACTTCTTTGCCAAAGTCCATATCTCCACCCTTACGAGTCTTGGAACCAGAGTATACAACAATATCTGCATCTGGGTAGTTTTTGAGATAGTGATTGATCATCATCACATGTCCTTTGTGAGGAGGTTTAAACCCTCCGGGAATAATAATAACTCTTTTTCGTTGCTTTTGTTCCTTAAGATAACGGAACCAATTGTCTGTCAATATTGTGTTTTTTAAATTTTTTGTAAGATTTTTGTTCTCGTTTAATGACGGTCTCTTTGTGGTGTTCTCAATGTACTCCAAGACATGGGAGATAAAAGCGCGTTCAAAAGCCTCCGCCATGTCTAGGGCATCTTCCTCTGCGGAGTTTCTTACGGACATAATCCATTCATGGGCTCTTCCAACATCTGTAGAACTCATTTTGCGCTCTGCGGTGATGTTAATTTGGTTCTGTATCGGCAAGATTTTAACATCGTAATTTTGTATTGGAAATTGGTTAAACATAGATTGTAGCAATTGCTTTTTTCTTTTTTCGAATACTTCTTGTATAGCCTCGGCTATTTTAGCGGACCCTTCCGGTTCTTTAAAGCCTGCTTTCCTAAACTTTGCTCGGATTGATGGGCTCGGTGTTGAATAAATGTAATACTCCGCACCAAATCGTAACTTTTGGATGCCTCCGCCCACATCGGATATTTGACTATCAAACAAGACATCATAGGATAAAAAGTCGGAATAGTTTTCATCTACATCAAAGGCTTCGTTGTTGATTTCATCATGAAGAGACTCCAATGTCCTTTCAACGCCTTTGTAATTATCATCGAAGTGTTTTTGAATGGCTCCCATGATTGGATCCTCAGACTCATCGCCATAGGCATCACTCGGCCAGTCTTCTGGTCCATACATATTATCTTTCCGGTCCCACAATTGTTCCCTTTGGCCAGTGTACTTGTTATATTGAACCGCCAAGGCATAGAAGTCATCATTGTTCTTTTTAGTATCATCGCGAATAAAGTAAAATACCTTACCAGCATCCACATAGGTTTGAAAATGTTCATTGTCCTTTTGGGAGATACACCATTTGGTCTTGGCTCCATAGTAGCAGGAAGCCTTAAGGGTTTTGGGATGGACGACAAAAAATCTATCATCTTCATATACCACATCTCCGTGTTCTCCGCCCGGCTTTGCTCTTCCCTTGCGAGCCTTTGCGACGATAGGACCCAAGACATCTGCTTTATATGCTTGCTCTAGAGCCTCAATGCTTGGATATTTGTTAATATCTTTTTCTTTCATTTGATCTTGATGTTTGATAAACTTATCAAGAAGGTCTTGCATTTTGACTGCTTTCATAAGTGCTTTTTGAGACTTCCAATCAGACCCAGCAATTTGCTTACCCATCCAATCAAGAAGTTTGATTCTCTTAGGGCGATCTCTGTTAACCCACATAACGATTTGATTGTACGCAAAGTGAGGGTATTGTTTGCCGTCAAGTTCGCCATCTTTAAGATTATATTTTTCTCTGACGTCGTCTTCTTTGGCTTCGTCAAGCATATCAAACTCACTATCTTTTACATATGCCTTTGGTCTAGGGTTAACATCAAAAGAGTCAGCAGGATCTCCGGGTCGATAATCAACAAGGGTCTCGGTCCAATCCAATAGTTCGAACTCCTGCATCATTTCTTCCAGATAGTTCATAACATATTTGTCAAAAGCCTCTCCTTGCATAGCCGCAGGGAGATGGGCCGTTTCTTTATCGGCTTGTTGAAGAACTTGCATAGGAATGCGAACCTTCTTTTCTTTAGTTTCGCCGGTCATTTCATCTTCAACCACGGCAATAATCAAACGGTTTTCATAACTTGACTTCTTTTTAAAAGGTTGCTTATGTCCTTTTGCTTCAAATACTTTTTCTTTCTTCAAGAGAGCCACAATGTCACCAGCAACCTTGACCACCACAGATGCATCACGAATCATATCAGCATGTCTTTTTATTTGGAAACTAAGGTCTTGAATGTTGGTTTTGTTTCTCTCGGACCAGAAGTTATATTCATGTTGGGCGACCTCTTTAAGTCTTTCCGCTTTTCGCATGCGAAGATTATAATGATAATATAACCCCATAGCGCCGTCTCTGTTTTCATCATCAACGAGCCCAGCACCCGCAAGACCCGTTAATATGTTGAGGATCTGCTCATCGGTTTCAATGTCTTCTTTTCGGGCCAATCTCAAAAGTTTGTTAAAATCTTCCGATGTTGCACGAGTTTTTTTGTTTTCTTTAATAATTCTAACTTTCATTTACGGCGCTCCATAGTTTTGCGTTAGCGGATCGGCACAAAAATTTTCCCTTCAATTTAAGCCTTTCTTTATTCTTTAACCAGTAATCTTCCAAAGCCTTGGGTATATACCCGCACCTATACTTCTCACCAGTAATTGGACTTTTTTCTTTATTTCCATTGGTTCTATCAAGGATTACAATATAAGCATCAAGCGCTCTATTCATATCTTGTTCAGTGGCATTGCTCTTAAGCCAATCGTATAGATTGTAAAAGTTATACAAATCCTCGGAGGTGACTTCTCCACCATAAAGGTCGCCCAATAAACGAATCGCATCATCAGGCGTTCTCGCAACATACTCTCCAGTAGATTTATCTTTCACGCCATCGGTGTGGGAAAACGAATGATCTTTGGCAAGATACATTGCCAATATTAACTGTGTGCGGTGAAGACCCTTAACCATTGGCTCATCCTTAGATGGGTGATCTGAGAAGTAAGCAAATGATAGCCATGACTTGTTACCTATCATCCAGTCGATTTGCACGCCCATGTCAAGAGCATTACCTTCAGCATCGTGCTGCGGGAATAGAGAGAACATCGTGCCATGCCCAATCTTCTTCATATCGACCAGAATAAGGTCGGAGTTTGAGTTAATATAGGCGGCGAGTTGGGTAAGGAAGGCTCTCCATCCAATCTCGGAATCGGTGCGAGTTCTGGCTCTTTTCTTGTATTTATCAAAGGTCTTATTCCACGCTTCCGGATCGACGTTCCATGATTCCATTGCTTCGACGCTGATTTCTCTTTCGCTGAACATATCGGATGCGTCAACGGCAAGATCAATATCGCCGGACTCGGCTTTCTTTCCAACCGACCCCACGGGGTTAAATGTTTGGAATGTGCCGGCATGGTCTGGGAATAGACGATCCAACTCGGCGTAGTAGGCATCTAACGTGGGATTGATGTACTCCAATCTAATGGGTTGCACATTTTCTCCTTTAAACACATTGCCTCCTTCGGCAACAAATTTTCTCCATGTTTCCATTATTAGTTTCATTATTTATTAATCCATATCAGGGGGTTCATTTGCAAACTTTTTTTCTTGATCGATGATATCGTCATCGGACATTGAGTGAGCCGCAGGCTCGCGCTCGGCGCCGAATATATCTGGCATTAGTTGTTCAAGTTGATCTAATGCATCTGTGAGTTGATCGGCTAATGCAATAAGTTTATCTTTCAATCCTTCTTCGATGACTTTTTCTTCCTTAACGGTGTTCGGAACACTGTTTGCTTCCTTCATTTCTTCACGAACCATTTCCATTAATACTTTACTTGTGAGTTTCATGTGCTACACTCCTTAAAAAAACTATAATAAATAGCTTCTAAATCTGGAAAAATTATTGGGAAATTTTTTTAAAACCCAAATCTGGGAAATTTCCTAGGCGTGGTGGATGTACCATGCCGCCGCAGGCGGAAAATGCGCTTTGTAAGTACTTAATGTTAGGGGGTGATAGGAGTACCCTCACCAGGGGGCTCTCCCTCCCCTCCCCACACCTGCCCGTCGTCGGGCAAAAGAAAAAAGCCAGCGCAAAGGCTGGCATCTGAAGGACCGGGGGAGCAGGGTAGACTCAGGTAGGCGACGGTCTATCCGTCGAACTCTTCTGCGAGGAAGGCAGCGTAGGCGGCTTCATCTTCTTCGTCGTCTTCCTGCCTGCGCTCGGCTATAGCCTCGCATGCGTCTCGGGCCTCTTGGCAATAGTCTCCGATGTTCTGGTCTTGGTCAAGTTCAAGATAGGACAGACGGATACGACGATAGCCATACTTGTAAGTCTCGCCGGTCTCCTCGTCAACACCTTCACCGACAAGGCAGTTGTTAATACGATAGTCGTCATCATCAAAGCGGACAGCAACCCAAGCGTCATCGACTGAGCCGGTGGAGCACTGGACAATGCCGTCGGTGTGGCCAAAGCCAAACACATCATGAAGGACGAGAGAGTTGGTAGGAAGGGTCTGACGAAGGGTACGGATAGTTTCGGTGGTGATAGTCATTAGGAAGACTCCTCAAGATTAAGAACAATAGAAAGTGAAAAGGCACAGAGAGAGAAACAGCCCAAGAAGGCAAGAGAAATAGGGTCAATCATTAGCAGCCTCGGTTCTTGTAGAAGAGAGCAGTGCGATAGTTGTGACAGGCGATGGTAGAACCATCGGCAAAGGTGACGATGTAGTTGTTAAGGGACTTGTTGTAACTGATAGTAGCCATGTTAGAATCTCCGAGGGAGGGGAAAAGAAGAGAAGTTCATCCTCTCTTCATGTATTAATTTAACCGCATAGAATAAAATGTCCAGGACAAAAAATGTCCTCTTTACATTTCGACGTGCTGCCAGAGAGCGATGTGGGCCAGGTTGCGAATCTCAGGGACTCCAACACGCCGACCATCATTGCGGACGAATGAAGTCTGCTTGAACTCTTCAAAGTCATCGTCGATAACAATCTTGACCTGATGGAATACTTCCTCAGGGTCGTTGGAGTAGATGACGGTAACATGCACGAAGTACTTGCTATCAGCAGTCATAAAGCTAAAGCGAGAAGAGCAACGAGTACGACGACGCTTAGCCTTGAAGGATGCCGGACTTGGGAAGAAATCGGTCTTAGAGTCACAGTGAAGATAGAGAGCATTTTCATAGGGAAGTTCCATTAGTTTCTCCGAGAGAGGTTTTTTGAGAGGCTTCTTGCCTCAGGTATAATTTAAGCACGCCTATATAAAAGGCAAGGAAAAAAGAAAAGTTTTTTAGATTGGCTGTTCATAGCCAGGAAGCAGAGGAAGGGCTTCGAATACTTTGTCGAATACTTCTGACTGTTGCTTAACCTCAGCCCAGATGACTATGTCATCATCTGAACCATCGTACATGAAAAGGATATCGAATTCTCCTTCATTCTTGGTTCCTTCGTCTGAGGCATAGGTAACGACATAGCGGGGCAAGCCATCTTCGTTGGCTTCTTGCTGTGCAATCTTACGGGCTTCGGAAAGTCTCATAGTTTTCTCCTTGGTTCCTATTCAATTTAATCACCTGTCAATAATAGTCCAGGACAAAAAATGTCCATATAAAAATAGTGAGAGTTTTCAAGGGTTTAGTTTAGGTATGCCCTAAAGGAGGCTGTCATAATCTCCCATAGTTATGTCAAGTAATTATCGGCATGGTTCTTGCTATCATAATTGTGAATAGTTATGTCAAGTAATTATTGGCACGATTCTTGATGAGAACCATTCTCAAGACGAAGTTGAAAATGAGAATCAAAATCAATATCATCCCAAAAAGGAAGAGCCCAGCGACTCAACATCTGGAAGTCTTACGGACTGCTTCTCTCGTAGATGGAATCGTGGGCTGAGTGCTTTCTCTGGGGGAGATGGCGAAAGCAAAGGATTATGCTGTATTACCGAAATATATTGCTACGTTCGATAAGCCAACTCTCACCAAGGTTTTCGTCACATGCTCAAAAATAAATAGCATTATTTTTCATTTTTTTTGGTGTTTTGTTCATCTCGTTTATAGTTAACACTGTAAGGGTTTTAAGTTTCTTCTGAGAGCGTGCCTGATACACCAGCACAACCGGGCATACACGAGCACTTCCTTAGTCCTCCCCGAATCTCCCCCGCAAGGTTCCCGACTCTCCCAAAGTCCGACAAGCCATACAAGCAGAAAAGCAACAGACTTTTTTTATTTGTTGTGAACATGCAACAAACACATGAGCGCGCGCACTACGCACACGCTAACGCATACATACACAGGCACAAAACGTGGAAGGCCCCTCCCCACCAGGAGAGTAGTATAGTATATCAGATCTGTGTAGATTCATCTCAGGGTATCCGGGTATCAGATAAGATTATTTTTTCTTATGCCCTCGTTCTCTTCTTCCAAGGTGATGTTCACAAAGGTAGAGGACAGACCATGTGGGAGCCATTTTGTGCTCCAGTAGTTATCAACTGTTTCATACGATAATGTTATCGTCTCTCCTGATAAGAACCTCACATGCGCTTGTTGGTATCCTTGATCCTCATCCACAACGACTCCATAACTTCTGGATGGAGCATGATATATTAGATCTCCTCTCTCATATGCTTTTGTTCTCGGAGTTCTATTCACTTTAGGTCTTGCCTCAGTAGGCTAACCATCTCTTCAATGTCCTCTGGAGTCCATCCTGTCTTTACCAGATGCCTTCCTATTCTATCATGCGGATTGGCTGCTATCTGTTCATAGTCCAACAGAAGGGCTGTCTTCATAGCTTTCGATTGGTTCTTGTATATTCTTTCGTATTTGTCTTGCGCTTTTGTTTTCATGTGTCTCCTCCTTTATAATAAAATTGGTGTGGCCTCTCTTTCTCAATACCTCAAGGTACGCCACCGCTTGGTCAAAGTCCTTGCAATAAACTTCTATCTTTCCATCATCAACAATTATCGTGGTCATATTTTCTCACTCTTTCCTTTCTTATTAGTCCTGTCTTTCCATCCATCCAGAGAACCACCATCCAATACTTGTGTAAATCTCCGGCACAGACTTGTCGGAAGGATTCCAGCAGTTCAGGGTCTTCGACCACCATCCCTATGTCTCCGGTCAATATCTCCTGAACTAACTGGCCTACCTTCACTATCTAACCTCCGATGAACCGAGCATGCAACGCAGCATCCACATTCATCAATTGACTTGCATGGCGGCATGCTAACCCAACATGCGATGAGGTTGTCTGAGAGTAGAAGGCTCCTCCTCTCGCTGTGTAGTCGAAGACGATACACTCTCCTCCTTTACGCTTACCAATGACAAGGTCATAACTGTATAGATTCTCACCATCTGTCCAAAGTCTTCCGGCTTTTGCTTCTTGTCCTTGGGTCCATGCTCTTACTACTTGTTCGTTCGTTGCTCTCATGTTTACTCCTTAATTAGTTTCTTGTGTTTTGTTTTGCGGCTGTATTTACTTTTGTCCTTATGCTTTCCAGCACCGCTTCTCTGAAATGCACGGACGGCTAACCAGTTTCTTGATTTTATTATGTCTTTCCTGCTTCTTTTCATTGTCTTGCCCACGCTGGTCTGGCTGTTCATTGCCTACCTTGTTCTTTCTCCTAACTCTCCTCCACCGGAGCGGAGGGAGGATAGGGTTACGGATTCTACTAACAGTCAATAGCAATCACTCGCTCATTGGTTGAGAAGTAAGGGTTCGCAGCATTGCTTGCATCAGTCATCCACATTCTCTGACACTTCGATGGAATCGGCTTTGGAGCACACATATCGGTTAGAATGATATGTCCATCGAAGTCACGCTCATTGACGTATCGTGTCGGAGCATCGAAGCAAGTCCCACCGCACATCACACGCTCCCAGTTCTTGCGCTCACCTTTCTTCCATACAAAGACATGCTCAGGGCCGACTTCAGTGTCGAAAGGGATAACAGTAAACTCAGCCAAGCCAGCAAGCGAACCAAGTTCAGAGAAGAAAGCAGCGAGCATGTTATCACTCACAGAACCAGACTGGTCAATGCTAATAGCAATCTTGGCTTGGCGGTTAACCTTCTTACCAGCATGAATGTACGGGAAACGCTTATTGATTCGGCGAACGGTTGAACGCTTGTTGCTGCGCTGGCTTGTCTTGATGAAGTATCGAAGAACCTTTCTCCAGTCAACCTTGGGAGTTATCATATCCATAATCTTCTTTCTCATCTCAGAAGACATAGAGCCCCATGAACCTTTGCTGGATGCTTCTTTGGCTGCATCTTCAACAGCCTGACGGAGTCGCTCTTTAGCCATCTGCTTCGCTTCTTCAGAAGCATTGCCCCATCCTTCATGGTCATCGAAGTTACCATCACCGAAAGGGTCGCCTCCCCCCTCTCCATTCTCTCCCTCTCCTTCTCCGTTCTCCTCCCTCTCCTTCTGGTCATCCTGAAGTTTCTTCATATACCATTCAGCAGCCTTGCCAAGTGGGTAATCTTCGAACGGACCCTGACCGGGCATACAGCAGCCTTCCGGCAGTTTGCCTTGGAGGTGACTGTTAATAGCCAAGTCGGTAGCGATATTCCACAACTTGCTCATACCCTCTGAAGGAAGGCGACCAGTCACATGCTCAAAGATAATGTGATAGAACTCGTGCATGAGGACACCGGACTTTTGTTCATCCGGCAACTCTGCGAAAAACTCTGGGTTGTATACCATCTCAAATTGAGAAGTATGCTCATTCAGTTTCACACCGGCTGTTGGCACAGACTTGGTAGCATACTTATGTATACGCCGAGACAAGGCAGCGAAGAAGGGTTCCTGCTGAAGCAGTCGGAAAGTGTGAAGGTCAAGGTCAAAGACAGGTTCAGTCATTGTTATCTCCATTGTACATAAGTAATATAACCTCCTCCGAAGAGGAGGCCAGGACAGAAAGTGTCCGGTTTATTTCCCGGTGAGCATCTCAACGATGAACTCCTGAACTTTCACACCGGACTTGGAAGTCATGCCATGCAATTTGGCTATGTTGAATCCTGCTGTATCTTGGTAGGAGCCCATGACTTTCCAAAGCGTCATAGCAATCTCGGAAGGAACAGAGACAAAGTACTCTGCAAGGTTCTGGAGTTGCTCAACAGCAAGTTTATCTGCGAAGGTGTCCTGCTGTTTCAACTTCTCCACAAAAGCGTTGTGGTCATTGATTTTCCAGTCTTCGATAAGGTCGAATCGACCTTCATCCAGAATGTCTTCAATGGTTACTTGGCGTTGGTAGTTCTTCATATAGTCATTGAAGGCAATGGCTGCTTCGAAGCCGACAAAGGCCGTGGTGATGTGGTACAAAGTTGGGCTGTCTTCAATCCGCTGACCTGATGCTACCAAGGTCTTAGACAGTCTCTCCCAAGAGCGACGAGAAGGGTAAACCTTGTTAGGCTCAAAGTCTCCGCCATGCTCCAGATGCTGGTGGTTGTTGTTGATGAAGTCCCATACCTCTGTAGCAATCTTGCCTTTTGCCCATCCAAGCCAATCTTCGATAGAAGGCTCAACGTCGAAGACAGTGTAGCGGTCAAGTTCTGCTGGGTCCATCTCTCCGACCATGTACTGTGCTCCATGCTCCCCACCGTTGACAGCAGCAAAGATGACCGTGTCTTCATGGAGTTGGTAGCCAGCAATCTTACGGCTATCACAGAGTTCGAAGATACCTTGACGGACTTCTGTTGTCGCACGGTCTACTTCGTCAAGGAACAGAACACAAGGCTCATTGCAGGCTTGATGGAGCCATTCAGGAGCCAGCCACTTTGTGACATTGCCTTCGACCTTTGGCAGGCCAAGCAGGTCACCTTCGGTCATCTGTGAGGCACGACGCTCCACAATGGTCAGCCCACGCTGCTCTGCAATCTGGTATACCAGAGTGGACTTGCCGATGCCATGCCGACCACGAAGGAGGACAGGGTAGCGAGCGTCGATGATGAAGGGTACGACAGAAGTGAATGTTGCAAAGTCAATAGCCATGATTGAGTTCTCCTTATAGAGGGTTGAAGTGTGTCTCTAATATAAGTAGTTAGAAACATGTTGTCCAGGACAGAAAATGTCCTCTGTGGACTTGAACCGATTAAAACCATTTCCTCTCGGCTCATGTATATAATGTATCCTGTTGAGAGATTTTCGCCAGGACAGAAAATGTCCGGTTTACAGATTGGCTGCGAGGGCCTTGAACTCACGACGAGCCACCTTCCAAGCCATGATAGTCTGCACATCTATGGAGGCCAACAGCCTTCTCCAGTCCTCTGCTGTAGGGCTCAGACCCTCTGCTTCATGTACTTCTTGGAAGAAGTCCACCACCTGAAGATAGAAGCCTTCATAGGTTGCTGGCTTTGAATAGGCAATGGAAAGGGTGATGTAGTCAGAAGCCATTCGCTCCACATCTTTGTTCAGTAATAGGTTGCTGCTCATGTTATCTCCGTTGTTCATGTTAGTAATGTATCAAGTTCAGGGATTTTATCCAGGACATTTAATGTCCGTTTTCGTCCCGGCTGCTTCGCAGAGAGCGTCAAAAGCGACTGCGGAAGACTTGAGAATAGCCGATTGCCCAGCCCATAAAACACTATAAAATATTTTATCTTCCATGCTCGGGTGAATCGCATGTCGCCCTACATTCACAATGAGCCCTATCTGATAGGGTGCTTTGATGACTCTGACCAGGTCGCCTTTCTTAAATTTCGTATCCATTAACTCACCTTCTTCTTTTGACATTTCTTCAAGTCTCTTTCCATCACATCGAATGGCTCGGTGTGCCCCAAGGGTAGTACCCTGTACCATCGGGCTCCTCCTCTCTTCGCATTATAGACCAGTGCTCTGCTGATGGCTCTGTGGTCTCTCTCCAGTATCATACAAGGTAGTTCCCAGATGGGAGCCTTGTCGCTGTTTACATGGTGCTCGGAGAGTTTATAGTGCTTGTGAAGGTCTGTTCCCTCCAACTCTCCATAGGATGACTTCCGTATCATGACCAACTGTCCAACCTCGTAATGATGGTCGTGTCGAATGGAGGTCCGTACCTTGAGGGCATACTTGTTTTCAATGAGGCCCCGCATATCGTTAATCGTTGGTCGTGGGTTCTTCTCTCTATCTTTGAGGTGGCGTAAGAATGTTGTCGCAATAAGATGTTGTCTCCAATAGTTCTGTATCTTGTAGTATTCACAGACAGCCACTGCCTCCCGTAGTAGGGTATCATCAGCAAACAACTTCTCATAGAAGTTCATGCACTGCTGGACTTTCTCCTCGGAGTTCTGGACTAAGAGTGTCTCGCAGTATCGTTCTTGGGCAGGAGTCAGTCTCCCGTTCTTTTCCAAGAAGAGAGCAAAGGACCGAAGGACTTCGGCGTGATAGTCGTTTTCAATCTGCTCTGCTCTCTTGGCGGCGGCATTGATTAGTTCAATTGTAAGGGTCATTCGACCTCCGTTGTTGTTAGTATTAGTAATGTACCAAGTTCAGCAAAAAAGTCCAGGACATTATTTGACCACCTCCACAACCTCTGCGGGGAAGGTCAATACCACTCCGTCCAGCAGCATCACTTTGAGATATTGGTTGTCTCTTGCCCATACCCAGACAACCAGTCCCATCGGGTTGTTGTTATACCGCTTGGCTGTCAGCGGACTCATGTATTTGTAATCTACCTTTACAAAATCACCGACTTTCATTTACCACCTCCATCCTTCCATTGTGAAACCAAGTACTTGTATTCGAATAGTGCCACCATACTCGGAACATTCCATAGGAAGGCTCTTCTTCACCGATAATAATACCGAGGTTACCATCAGCATCAACCACCAAGTCACCTACTTTCATCCTATTGTCCTCAAGTTTTCAGTCCATTCAAAGGTATTCCAGCCGCCCGGTATAATGTTAGAGCCAGGCCAGTGAACCTTCCATCTCTGGTGCTCTCGGTCCCAGCCGACAATGATGCCCAAGCCTCTCTGTTTGTGATAGTCTTCTTGCTTGCCGGTGATGCTAACATACTCAACCAAGGCTCCAACTTTGTAATCAAAGAACTCTGTTTCCATGTTCCCTCCTTTTGATACTAACAATATATTCAGTTTCCAAGAAAAGTCCAGGACATTAATTGTCCGCTTCTACCACTTCAAAGACGCTCTCAACGGTTACATACTTTGATTGTTCTTCGATGCAATACACTTTCACCACTCCTCCGGGCCTCCGGGCTATCACGATATTCAAGGTATCATACGCTTTATGCCTGACTAAGTCGCCTCTCTTCATTCTCAACCTCTCGTTGCTGCATGGCTTCTTCTGTGAAAATAGTATCGGGGTCTTCCCAAGTCTCATCTGCATCGTTCCAAAAAACTCTATACTGCTCTTGGCCGTGGTAGTCCCTTGTTCTGATTATCACACCAACCCAATAAACCGCAGCCGAGGAGGAATGTATTGTCTCTGCAAATACTATGTCGCCTACCTTCATACTTCCACCTTCTTCATGTGTCTCTTGAGGTTCTTATCACAGATGGTGGGAGTGTCCTCCCCAATAACTTGAACTGTGAAGTTTCGAACAATGACACCATCGGCTCTTTTGATGTGGCTCTCTCCCAAGTAAATGGCCAGCCTATCATTGAGGTCACAGCCACGATAAATATATTTGAATCTAAATAACTCGCCTTCGTTCCACATAGAGTACCTCCTCGGTAGGGTATAGGTAATGTATCAGGTTGAGAGATTTTATCCAGGACAATTTGTGTCCGTTATGACTTCAAGTGGTCTCCATTTCATTAGATTCACAAAGCCATCCCTCACCCAATTGATAGAGTGATACTTCTCTCCATCTTGGTCTATGTAAATCTTGATGATAACTCCAATGTCTCCATCGCTTGGATGCCTGACCACATCGCCCACTACCGCATCTTCCCAAGTCTTACTTGTTTTCATTTATCACCTCCAGATGAGTGTAGCGAGTCATTCGCAAGAATCCATCTCGCATCCAGTGTATCTCATAAAGATAGTCCCGTTGAAGAGACTCTCCATCTTCCATCTTGTCCAACACTATTCCAATGTCCCCATCAGAATATTGTACCAAGTCTCCAATCTCAATCACCATTTACCGCCTCGCATTGCCAAGAAGTCCACTGTTGTTCTCTACCATCACACCAGACAATAATGTCGCCCCAGTCTGTATTCTGTTCAACTTTCGTTGCCTTCCGCAAGAATATTCCATAATGTTCTGTGGTTTTCTCCAGT